ATACACTGTGTCATCCAACGGCACTATGCAGGGGACACCCCTGCTCGACCCCGATGACACAACAATGACACTGTAGAATATAGAGTGCACTGTAGAATCCAACTCAACGGAACTGTACAATACAACGGAACTATATCATCCAGTGCAAAAGAAACTGACACTCGCACGCCGCGCCGCAGGCGCGGATCGCAACACCTGGAAATCGGAAAACCCGGAAATCGGTAACAAAAATGGAAACCGGTCACAAAACGGGGGACGGAGTCCCCCGCACGCCCCCTCAGCGACAATTAAATCACATTACGCCGCACTAGCGATGGGCAGGGGCTCCGCCCCTGCTCGACCCCGATGACACAAATACTCGGGGGGAAAGAGGGGGACATCGAAACACATTGCCACGCATTGTGTCATGGGGGGTAACGGGGGTGGAACCCACGTAAGAGGGGGTGGGGAGAGTCAGAGAGGGGAGGGGGACAGGGAACGGGGGACGGAGTCCCCCGCATGCCCCCTCAGTGACATTTAGTAACAATATTGGTGGTTAAAAAATTGAATAACATACACACATTTCTTTGTATGATTTGTATTACAATAACCAAAATGGATACAGTATTTGATTACTACAAACCAATTATACAAATGACATATATGTCTAAGGACAAACAAGGAAATAACTTGCCAGAACTACCAAGAGATGTGTCTATAACTATATTCGAGTATACACGACCTGACATCATTAGAAAACTAAGAGACAAAAGCCTTGAAAATATACTTATGGAAAGACTAACTCCTTTTTGCAAATTATTATCCAAAAATAAAATAGCATATGTTACATCATTCATCACTAGATACAATATAAATGATTTATCAAGTCAATATTCTGAATTAAGACATTTAGATGATAGAATATGTATTCACGCCACAGATCTTGCTTTCTCAATTACATCAAACAAAACAGATAATCCTCTCGGAACTTCAGGTAAATTATATTACAGCAATTATATTGAATCTCCAGAAGAGTTTCAAAAAAAAGTAAAGAATATAATCCCAAAAGTGTTTAATAGATGTAAAGAAATGTACACCTACGAATGGATAGACAAATCACAACCTAACTTCGATGAAGATTGGGACTTAAATCCTATGTACAATGGAACTTCACTAGGAGTATTAGGAGCAATTATGCATTCTCACAATTGCTGTGGTGGGAAGGGAATAATATTTCAACTTGTTCCTAACGCAGTTGAATATATGGATAAAAAAATAACCGAAGCAAAAACAAAATGGATGAATAATACTACACCACTAGACATTAACGTAGATAATATTAATTATCATCCTCACACTGGTATTCCAAAAACAATGAGTATGAAAAAATATTTAAAACATCCAGAACTTCTCGATGAATTCTAAATAATTATTATCTAATCAAATGAATCCAAATCAAACCAAATCATAACACTCAAACATATACATACTACTAACTATGTATATTTTTGTCTTCAATACACCATGTCACGATGGTATTTATCATATGTTGCTTGATCTATTCTTCCTATAGCTAATGCTTTTTCATATACCATATTAAACCCCATGTCTGAAAATATCTTAGGGCTTTCTACAGTTCATTCTATAAGATCATAACCATTAATAGGTATTGTAATATCTGCATCATATTCATTCAATTTGTTGATGACTCTTTAAGTGTACGAAAATGGACACTCCTGCTCATATATATTATACAATAACCGGATATTTAATTACATAATTATTTGGTTGATAAAAATGCAACTAATAAAATAAAAATTAAATACACTAAATATATCAGACAAATGTATGAAATATTTATTCACGTATCCAGTATAACTATATTGGAAATATGTTTCTTTTTTTACTACATAGGACCTTTAGAAACTAAAATATTCTACAACTACATAAAAAAGCTGTTAAACGTGCCATTAGATACATTACAAGAATCATTAAGTCAATGGGGAATAACACGACAACAATTTATTGAAGGAATCGTTTCTGTAGATAGAAATAGTGATATTCAACATCAACTTTACCTAGAAAGCGAAGAAGGAAAAAATAAAAGAATAAAAGAAAACACCAAACTTTTTTATTCAACACTTGAGTTCTGGAGTATACTGGTATTTTTAAGTATTTTTATATTTGGAGTTGAGTTTTTCTACAAGAAAATACGTCACAGATATAAGAAAAACCAACATCAGATTTTGTCAGATGAGTTTATCATAAATGGCAATGATATTGAAATGCAACATTATAGAAAAAAATCAACCGATGAAACAGAATTAGAACAAGAAATACAAGAAATAGAAAAAAGAAAAAAAATAAAAACTGTTCTGAAAATAGCATTTGAATATTCAATTTATGGAGGATGTATTATCGGGTTTCAATATTTGTTTTTTAATTATGTTGTATTTGAATACAAACCTCTATCAAGCGAAGAAATGGAATATTACATTTATATGGAGTTCGTAAATTATGATTAATATACGATTTAAGATTTGATAAATTAGTAATTACTATATAAAAATACCATTGCGTATTGTTATATAATGATGGATGAAATTGATGTTGTTGTAGAAATACCTTATATGTCAAACGTAAAATATGAAATAGATGAAAAAAACAACTTATGTGTAGATAGAGTCTTACCTGTTCCAATGATGTACCCTGGTAATTATGGCTTCATACCAAATACTCTTGCTGATGATGGTGATCCTGTTGATGTATTAATTATTAACCAAAACCAATTTTTACCAAAATGTCATGTAAAATGTAGAGTCTTAGGAATGTTAGAAACAACTGATGAAAAAGGCGAAGATGCAAAAATTATTGCAGTGCCTGTTCATAAAGTAGAAAATACGTTTGATGATATAAATGATATAGACAACATACATAAAAATACATTAAATTATATTGAACATTTTTTCAAATATTATAAATGTAATGAAACTGATAAGTGGGTAAAAGTTGGAACCTTTAAAAATAAATTAGAAACCATCCAGTTCATTAATAAATGTAGAACTACAGATGAAAAATAAATATACATAACATGAATACATATTACGTATATTTTATACTTATCTCTCTCTCATAGGAGCTATTCGTTCATCAGGCATTGTCCTCAAGTATTCCTCATATTCATCTTGAGTTATTCTTCCTACTTCTAGCGCACGTTCATATATTAAGTTGAATACATCATCTGTAAACAACCTAGGATTAATAACAGTCCAATTTATAATATCATCACCATTATTTTCTACTTCAAGGTCTGCACCATATTCATATAACAAAAGTCTTACTATTTCTACATGCCCTGGAGTTGTATATGGGTGTTGTGTTGAAGCGAGGTATAACATTGTTTCACCATCGTCATTCCTTGCATCTACGTGTCCATATGGAGTTGTGTAACGTGTATCAAGCCATTGTCGTAGAGATTCTACATCTCCATTTAATGCAGCAATATGACCGGGATTAGTTCCATATTCATCAGATGAATCACTTGATGCAGAAGACAGTGGAGTACTAGGACGTTGTGATGGAGGCGCCACACCTCCTTTCATAGAACGAGTCTTTTTATTAACCCTTCTTTTATTTTTTTTCATTTTTTTGGTTTTCTTAGACTTCTTAATTTTCTTATTTTTTTTAGACTTCTTAGATTTCTTGATCTTCTTAGACTTTCTAGTTTTTTTTCTAGATACACGTTTTCCACCATTTTGGTTTTCATCATCAATAGAAGGAAATAGTGGTGGGAAACGTTGTGAATGTAACATAGCTTGAGAAGGAGATATTCTATTACTAGCAATTCTTCTTTCAATTCGATCATCAAAAACGTTTATATTAAATGGATTACGGCTAGCACCACGAAGACCCTCAATTGCACTTGATTTCAACGAATTAGAGTTCTCGTAACTTTGTTTTGCTTGTTCCAAATATCTTGGAATCATACTAGAATCAAATTGTGGATCGGAAACAATAGTATCAAACTGTTGTTCTAAAAAACTATTTCTTTCGAGTGACATTGCTTGTAATTGCGCCATTACTTCATTACGATCTCTAATTGGAGATTTATTAAAAAGTTTTTTCATAATATCGTGAGCTGCTTCATATTCTTCTTTTTTTAAAATAAGATCGTTCAATTCAATCGCAACATCTGTAATATCTTCACTTTCACCCATTTCCATAGCATCAGGATTTGTTGAAAAATATGAATGTAAATTAGCAGAGTTTAAATCATTCACAAAATTGTGATACTCAAGCATGTTGCTCTCATGACTGTCAGCATAGTCCAACGCTGAATTTAATTCTTGAATATCACTTATAGCTAATTGTGTCCATAATTGTTGTTTCTTTGATAAAGAACCATCTAAGTTTATTACATCCTGTTTTCCAGAACTTACTTTTCGACCACTCATCCTATTATCTTATAATAACCAGATATTTAATTACACAATCAAGTATCTGATTTATTTCATACCCATACCAATCAACATAGAAACTGTTGTAGCCATAATCGTTTTTACAATGTTTTCTTCTTTTGGAGGAATAATATCTTCATAAATAGGCGCTTCGCTATTGTTTTTAATCTTTTCTAAATACAACCTATCCATTACAAACAATTGATGAAAGTTTGACAACATAAGTAATCCATCTTTTTTAAAATAATCTGAATGTCTATCAATAAATGTCTGTACGGTATCAGTTGATAGTTCAAGTATAGAAACACAATCACTTCCATAAGGAATAAATATATCAATAATATCATCTTTCATCAACATCGTAGAATCTTCTACATCACATACAATAATCCTACGCAGTTCAAACATAGGAGTTTCTTCCGTGACAGTAACATAAAATGGTTTACTACAAGTTGTCTTTATTTCAAACGTGTGTTTCATTTTATTCTTATATGTATTACATGCTATGCATTCAACCAAATTTCATATTCGAAATCAATTTATTTAAGTGGTAATAAAAGAGCAATTGTATGATGACCTAAAGATCCTAACGCATGCATCATTACATGCCAAGTATACGAAATATACCTATCTGGATGCCAAACGCAAGTATTCTGAGTATACCCAATCCAATACATATAAACAGTTCCTAAAAATGTCGCTACAACAAAATAATGCAATAAACTATGTTGCCAGTTATAAAACAACCTTATACCACCTACAATTACAACTATATAAACAACTAATTTATCAATAATTTCATAAAATTCATTTTGACTATAATGAAACTGAACCGAAGAGAGAAACAATGTAAAAAACGCCAAAGAATATAAATTATCTTTTTTCAAATACAAATGATACGAGTTCGTTAGAAATAAAAACGATGACCCAACTGTCGCATATTTCAACGTAGATACTATGTCACTACTATCCATAATCACAATTGCTATTTAATTTAATATACTGTATAAAATTAAATAATATTCACAATACATACGAATAATAAACAAATGGTTACAATTCAGTATTTTCACATTCATCACCTTTTATATCGGCGACCATTTTACTTATCCTAGTATTGTTATTTGTACACTTATAACAAACGAAATAGCCTTTTTTCAACATATATGTATCCATATAATTAGCCCAACAATCAGGATGATAATATTCCTCAGAGCGCTTTTTGCATTGGAAACACTCCATATTATTATAAATATACATACCTTTAGTCGTATTTTTATTACATAAAGGACATATTGGAGTTGCACTGTCAGTATCTTCAAATATAGAAAAAGAATTACCCATTTTAGTATAATATAATAATTTTCTAAATATTTTATTACAAAATACGTAATAACTAAACATTTTATTCCCAACGAAATCCACTCTAACGTAATTCCGATATTTCTTTATCAATGACTTCCACCAAAGAACCATAATCCGGTATCTGCAAATAAGTGAGCTTTCGAATATATTCCCAAACTACAAAAAGAACGGATGGGCTATAATGCTCCATATTATGTTTCATTCCAATAATTTCTCTACTTGAAGAAGTTTGCCAAGGTAAATACCCCTTCAATAAATATAAAAACACATAACACACCGACTCAAGATCATCTCGTCTTGACGGATTTACACCATTATGAACATTCAGAGAAATATAGGATGGACTTCCAATAACACGTTGATCTCTTCGTTCAGGAATATGTTCTCCATATGTACCAAGATAAGATGTACTCAATCCAAAATCAATCAGTTTACATTCATCATTTTCATTCACCAAAATATTTGCAGCTTTTATATCACGATGCAAGTATCCCATTTTATGTATATCACCAATTATCGCAATGATCTGACGAAAATAATTTAATGATGTTGGATAAGGAAGAACCTCTTCAAAACTATTTAATGCTACACCGTAATACGGTAATACTAAACATCTCATATTATCAACAACACCATACCACTTTAATAAGAGCATTCCGTTTACATTCCGTAAACGCATATAAATAGATGCTTCGTGTTTCAATAACCCTATTTCACTTTCAATATCTTCCGTTTTTATAACAACATTTTTTTGTGACCGAACGTCTCTTCCCAACAAAACCTTAGAAAATGCACCCTCACCAAGTGTTTCAACAACTTCATATTTGTCAACTATCATACTATTCAAAACAACAAGTTCTTTAAGTAGGTATTTTTTAATATATTATTTTTTTTCATTGTTGATATATGGACAACGATCGATTTTCGATTATGGTTTTAGAACAAGACGTTCTTGAGTATCATAAGTATAAAACAAAATACAATGAATACTACGAACTTCATTCACGTTCTACCCCTGGAGCCGAAAAAGGGCAACTTAAAGAAACCAGAGATTACTGGTACGCAAAATACATAAATAAAATGAAATATTTAGAAAGAAACTACAGAAAAACAAACATATATACCAACTATCATCAACAACTAGAAAAGAAGGAAAGAGGAAGACCTTTAAGAAATCGTAGACATTCTTTCCAATATGATAATTACCCTTCAGCGCCACCCCTACCCACTCAAAGACCCAGATCATTAACACCAATAAAAATACCAACAGCAGTTCCTATACCGAACAACAGAAATATTCGTTCCACCAGTCCAATATCCGTTCTAACATTCGATCATTCGTTACCACAATCAGCCAACACAATAGTAGTCCCGGAAGAAAACTGTAGATCCCTGCCGTAAAATTGATTATACTTTCATATTTAAAAATATAATCAACATATAACTATGGTGAAAATTCTCAACGATAAGTACTACGAAGATCCGAAAAACAATAGCGGATTATATACAACATTCCCATTTGAACTAAGTCCTTTTCAAAAGTTTGCTATTGATGCTATCGCGTCAGGTAATCATTCTCTTAGTTGTGTTCCAACTGGTTCAGGGAAAACATTACCTGCACTATTTGCTATCAAATATTTTACGGGTATTGGTATCAAAAAGAAAGTAATTTATACTTCACCTATCAAAGCATTATCCAACCAAAAATATTATGAGTTTACACAAAAGTTTCCAGAATTAAGTATTGGATTACTTACAGGAGATAACAAAATTAATCCAGAAGCAGATGTTCTTATTATGACAGCAGAAATACTTCAAAATACCCTCTATAAAAAAACACAGCCTATGTCCGAGTTCACAAATCCACTATTACTATTTGAAATGGATTTCGATAACGAATTAGGTTGCATTATTCACGACGAAGTCCATATGATCAATGATCAAGACAGAGGATCCGTATGGGAAAATATTATACTTATGACTCCACCACATATACAAATGGTTATGTTGTCTGCAACTCTAGACAACCCATCAAGATTTGCATCTTGGATTGAATCTATAAAACCAAAGTTTGAAACAGGTGAAGAGAAAAAAGAAGTTTATCTAGCTACATCTTCATATAGACCAGTTCCATTAACACATTACAGTTTCATATCAGCCACAAGTGGACTTTTCAAATCCATTAAAGACAAAGACGAAAAAGAACGTATCAAAAAACTCATCAATAAACCGCACGTCATACTATCTTCCAATGGTAAGTTTGACGAATATAAATATCACGAATTAAACAATGTTACTGATATCATAAAAATGAAACAAGTATTCGTAAGACGCTCTTTTGTATTAAATGAAACATGTAAATACCTTGTAGAACATAAAATGCTTCCCGCAGTATGTTTTATTCTTTCAAAAAAACAAATACAAGTTGCGGCAAGAGAAATTGGTGTTCCTCTATACAACGACGAAGGAGATGAAAACACAACCAAAATGAAAATAAAACAAACGTGTGAACAATTACTTCGATCGAAATTACCAAATTATCATGAATACCTTCATCTACCCGAATACGTTGAAATGATTGAATTACTCGAAAAAGGAATTGCTATCCACCATAGTGGTGTTATGCCCATACTAAGAGAAATCGTTGAACTTATGTTCGAAAAAGGGTTTGTTCGTCTTCTTTTCGCAACAGAAACATTCAGTGTTGGATTAAATATGCCAATTAAAACTGTGATTTTCACAGACGTGAAAAAGTTTGATGGAAACACAAGAAGAATGTTTCATCCACACGAATATATTCAAAGTGCAGGACGAGCTGGAAGAAGAGGTATAGATACAGTTGGAAATGTGATTCATCTTCCAAACCTTTACAAAGACGTATCTCTACTTGAGTTCAAAAAAATGCTTCTGGGAAAACCACAAAGATTAGTTAGTAAGTTCAAAGTATCATACGATCTCATATTCAATCTAATAAACGCAAAAAATTCAAAACAAATAAATCCACAAGATTACATAAACTTTTGCCAACAATCGATGATTCAAAACGAACTAAATAGCCAAATAACAGAAATATCAAAAGAAATTGACGAGGCAAGTGTCCAAGAAGAAAAAATGTCAGAACAATTAAAAATATTGAAGACACCAACCTCCGTATTTGAAAAATACAACGAATTAACCGAACTCATTGAAATATCTAAAAACAAAAAACAAAAACAATATCAAAGAGAATTACAAACTCTTACACAAAACAACATAAACTTCACAAAAGATTTAAAACATTATGAATCACTAGATAAACAAAGAGAACATATTCAAAATCTTAAAAATGACCTTCATAATACAAATGATTTCATTGTTTCACAAGTTGTTACCATATTAGACAAACTAACAGAAGAAACATTTGTAAAAATAGATGAAACAGAAAAATTACATATTACACATAAATCAAGATATGCTGCTAACTTACGAGAAGTTCCTTGTATGGTGTTTGCAGAGTTCCTAGATTCAGACAATGTAAAAAATCTCACAACAATAGAACATGTATCTCTATTCAGCTGTTTCACAGACATAAATGTAAATGAAGAACGTAAATCATTAGGTATCTCAAGTTCACATAGAGAAATGTTTCGAACCGCAATGTCATTCATAAAAGATTCTATTAATAAATACGAAGATTTTGAAACATTGGAACGTATCAATACAGGAACCAATTATCACATCCATTATGATTTATTAGACTATATTGGCGATTGGTGTAAAGCAACAACAATTGAAGACTGTAAACTTATTATCCAAGAAGTCGAAAAAAACAAAGACATCTTTATTGGAGATTTTGTAAAAGCAATAATAAAAATCAACAATATTGCAAGCGAAGTCGAAAGAGTAGCAGAGTTTGTCGGAAATATTGAACTTCTAGAAAAAATGAAAGAAATACCTCATATTACTTTGAAATATGTTGCAACTAACCAATCACTCTACTTGTAGATGGACATCCAACAAAATCATTTATAACATTAATTGTATCAACCGGTAACATTGTATCTTTTCTCAAAACATCAACTACAATATTTTCACGCTGTGTAATTATTTTTTGTGTATTCTCAAGCGTTTTAATACAACGTCTGAAATATTGTATTTGTTTTTCATTGTAACATTCAACAGTATCAATACTATTATCGCTATCAATACTTTTATCAATAACGTCGTTAATCTGACTAATGAGGTGGTGTGATTTGGAATTAAGCACCGAGAAATATCTATTTTCACGTTGAATCTTTACACTATGAGGGTTAGAACAACAATCAGAACAACACGCATATATACCTAGGGTTTTTAAACAACGATTTACTGTTAGAAAAAGGGATCTTGTCCTCTTGATAATATCATATTGTATTTTACAAACTTCTGACATTAGCTCTTTCAACCTTTTTTCTTTCGCTTCTTCATTTCCGCTATCTTCAATAAGTCGTATCAAATCCATTTTAACCATTTTCATCCTTACTTTTTTATCTACTTGTCCGATATGATAATTACAATATTTCGAATAACTACGTGATATACACTTCGAATTATATACTACATTCTCAAGCTTGCCATCAGATGCGATGTATTGTTTTCCTCTGAATATTAATGACATTATAGCAATGGTTATTTTATATTTATACATAAACAATAAATATAAAAATCAATTCTTTCTCAGGTTTATTCATTCTCTTTTGTTAAAAAGATAAAATTTCCAACTCATTGTTGTAATAGACTCATAAATGTGAGTCAAAAAAAGACTAGGGTTAAACAAATAATATAAAACGACTTCGGGAAAACTTGCGTCACAAACCTCATTCTGTTCACTAGTTAGTTCAACATTTAAAGGAATTCTTTCCTCGATATCAGTAACAGTACTCATATAGTATACATTCAATATATGAATATCTTTAAACAAATATAAAAATTGTATTTATTATTATAAAGGACATTATAAATATAAATGCACGTTGGTGAAAACTTTCACAAAAAGAAAGTAAGAGGTATCTTAAAGAAAAACGGTTTTGATTGGAGCTTCTTATCGTTTAGTTGCTGTAAATCAAACAAAATACAACCCATTGAAGAAAATAATTGTTGTGAAAACTGCAGTAAATGTTATTTTTATGGAAAATGTAATACTCAAGTATCCATTGAAGATGATTCAATGCAAGATGATGTAATGATTCATTCACATAAAGTACATCCATCTCATCATTAAACAAATTAATATAATATAAAAATTATATTATATTATTTATCACAACATAAATGAGTTCTGAGAAGAAAATAATTAGCGGATACAACGGAGTTATAGATCTGGATTTGACAGATGTCCCTGAAAAAGATCATCAAGAAATGATCGAACAACACCAAAAAGACATTAAAGAATACAAATTAGATCAAGCTTCTCGTCCAAAACATTTACGGTATGAAAACGTTGTTCCTAAAATAATGAAAATGCTCGAAAACGACGCAAAAGAAAACAGAAAAAGAAAAGAAATGGAAGAAGAAGAATGGTTCAAAAAACATAATATCAGTAGAAGAAACGAATCATAACTTATCCATTAAGCGGACATATTCATTTTTATTGTAGGATGATATTCGTAGGTCTTTTCCCAATGAATATCTTCTAATACATAATCATCCACTTTATCGTGTTTATTTAAAAACGATATCTTCGGAAACGCACGGGGTTCACGTGTTATTTGCTCTTTCAATGGTTCGATATGATCCTCATATATATGCGTATTTCCTATAAAATGCACAAATTCCTCTGCTTCCAATCCACAATGATGTGCTAATATATGTGTTAAAAACGAATAAGATGCAATATTAAAAGGAACACCTAATCCAACATCACCACTACGCTGATAAAGAGAACAAGATAAATACTTATTTTCCCTCACGTAAAACTGCATCAATACATGACAAGGAGGTAATGCCATTTCATCAAGTTGACAAGGATTCCAAGCAGATAACACCATACGACGTGACGTTCTTTGCTCTGGATCTTTCAAACAATTAATAATATACTGTAATTGATCCACACCTTTTCCACTATAATCAGTATCGCAATTTTCGTAGGGAGCATTGAAAAAACGCCATTGATGACCATACACTGGCCCCAAATCATTTTCTCTATTATCTGTTAGACCACGCCCGTCTAAAAATTCACGTGTTCCATTCGCATCCCATATATGTACATTCTTGTCAATTAGTATTTGATTATCGGTTGATCCACGGACAAACCACATTAATTCTTGAAAACAGGTTTTCCAAGCAACTCGTTTTGTTGTTAGTAAAGGCAATTGACCATCTTTCAAAGAATATCTCATTGAACAACCAAACAAACTTTTGGTATTGCCGTTCCTACCTTTCTCCATCGAACCTTTTTCAAGAATATCTCGAATCAACTGTAAATACTGATCCTCTTCGCTTGCCATATACAGTATAATTATAAGAATCAGTTATATTTATACTATTTTACATAAATAACGATGGTAACAACCAGAAAAACAATACTCCGAATACAGTTTTGTCCCTCTTAAATACATTACCACTGTTGAGTTTGTTTTTGAAATCATATTTTAATACCTTGTATAACAACATTGCAAACATAAAAACCCAGAAAAACAGATTTATTTGTTGTAGCCAAAAGCTATTTTGATCAATTGCATATTGCTTAATGTAGTTAAATACACTTGTCCATTCTCTTGTTTTGAATAAATAACGTTCCAGTCTTACATAAATACACCCGTTTGTTTGTTTATCCATTAAATACAATGATATGGCAATCACAACAAATATGGCTTGAAATGGATAACTTATAAAAAGATACGCAATAATGAGAACGGGAAGATAATGACAAATAAGTATTAGAAATCCAGCACTTTCATCGTCATCTACAAACATTAACAGAAAATTTCGGACACGTTCAAACCTTTCAAACATATGATCTTTTCGTTCATCAACAGAGAGAACAACTATTGGAGCCAACATAGCCGTCCAAACAACAATTCCGGTGACAACAGCAAGTGTTTGAAATTGTTTTTCGTTTAATTTCTTTTGGAACCATGTGTAATAATTCAATATAACAAATAAGACAAACGCTAAAGTGTTGAGGACACGTAATAAAATCATAGATTCATATAATCTAATATATAATCCCAAAAAACATTTTTAAAATTCAAACTTAAAAGAAAAATATCGAATTCAAAAAACCTCTATAATTGAAAATGGACAATTTTCTTGTCCAAAAAATGTCCAAATTGAATTATAAGATACTTTTGAAACGTAAATTCCGAAAATTCAAATTTATGCTGTAAAAATAAATTTCTGTGAAAAAAAATGACTGCATAAAAAATTTTTTATAAAAAATCGGGAAATTTTTCGTGAATTTCTTCATTGAATTTTTGGACAATTTTAAAATGTCCAAAATTTTGTAACATTTGTTACATATTTGTTACATTTTTCATATATTTTTATTATACAAATCATAATCATAAGATATTGTAACGATTTTTGAAAAATATTGTTAGCATAATTTCTAAAAAGTAGCAAAAGAAGCAAAAATTGGCGTTTTTTTGCTTCTTTTGTAACAAAAATGCTTCTTTTGTAACAATCCTGCTTCTTTTTGCTTCTTTTTTATATATTTTTTGATATTATGGTGTCATTTTCAGTGTATTTTATACAATGTAACACCGATGTAACAAATACATTTACAATGTAAAACTCGATAAATGAGTTTAAAGACTTTAGGAAAAATATTTGTATATATTATAAATGTCGAATTATACTTGTTCTATTTGTAATTACGAAACTACCAGAAAATCGAATTACACCAAGCACGTGGCATCATTAAAACACAAAACAAATATAGAAAAATTAGACAATACTTATGATTTTACGTGTCCGGGTTGTGATAAATCATTCAAAAATAGAGTTGGGTTATGGAGACACAAGAAAACATGTTCTGATTTTCAATCTCTTCAACCTGAACCTGAAGTAGTTCAGGCAACTGCAGTCGAATCCGATATAGATAAGGTGTTAGAGCTGAAAAAAGTTGAATTAGAATTAGAAAAAACCAAACTTCAAGTGAAACAAGCAGAACTGATACATCAGAACACTGAAAAAATGGCAGGCATAGCTACTGCTGCAATAGAAAAGAGTTCTGTTACGAATAACACTGTGAATAATACCGTCAATAATAATTTCAATCTGAAAGTGTATTTGAACAATGATTGTAAGAATGCAATGAACTTGACTGATTTTGTGGAATCTATCAAGTATCAACTCGAGGATTTGGAAAGGTTTGGAAGAGATGGATATGTTGAAGGTGTAAGTCACGTGCTTATAAAAGCATTGCAAGATCTCGATGAGACACAACGCCCTATTCATTGCACAGACACAAAACGCGATTCATTGTATATCAAAGACAACGATGAATGGCAAAAAGACAATAGTAAGACCAAAATAAAGAAAGCAATCAAAAATGTTGCACATAAAAATATGATGAATGTTTCCAATTGGAAAAAGATGTATCCTCAACACGACAATATTGAAAGCAATAAACACAAGGAATATATTAAAATGGTAAATGAAGTATCAGGTGGTGCAACTGAAACAGAAGATGAAAAGAACTTCAAGAAAATTATTCATAAAGTTGCTGTAGAAACAGTGCTTGATAAAGATGATAAGGATATGGGTAATGACATCAAAGAAGTATAATCCGTTTTATTTCATATTAACATACAAGACATACACCGTGTGAAAGTAAAATAAGTGCAATAATACCAAAAACGAACCCAAGATGGTAATTGTATTGCATTGCTCTGTATACTTTAAGCCAAGCCTCAGTTTGTCTTTGTGTTGTCAAATGAGTAACCATATAAGTAGATTTTGGGTGAAGAATATAGTAACCGTAATTGGTAAGAAAACTAACGGCAAAAATAATACAAAGAGTGGAGGTATTACTTAATTTATCTTTACCTATTTTGTATTTTCTGTAGATGATTACGAGGATAGATAAGAAAAGTCCGAGCATATATCCTTGCATATAAATAGTTCTTCGTTCTTTTTTGATTTTATTATAAAGTTGTTTTTGTTCATGAGTAAGAAGTTTTTCAAAGTTATCGAGGACTTCGCCTTTATTTTCTATTTTCCAGTAGGTGAAGTAAAGCATAGAAACAAAAAATACAACGGCTAGACTGCAACTTGGAATACATTGACGCATTTTATGTAGAGTCTGTGGTATATACTATAATATAATATACGCCAAGAATAAATTATGGGTTATAGTTTATAGTTTACGTAATGATATGAATATGTCATTATGTAAATAGTTTATGAATTATCAAGCGTTTACTCATCCTCAGCAAATTCAATTTTATCCTCAGGAATTTCAGTTTTATCCTCATGATCATCACCACCTCTTTGCTTTCTGGTTCTTTTTCCCTTCTTTCCCTTCTTAGCCTTGCTAAAAAGAGTGAACTTACCCTTCTTAGGTTTGAAACCAGCCTTTTCCAAAAACTTATTCTTTTTGGCAGACTTAGATTTCTTAATAGAAACGATTCTTCCACGCTTGTTTTTCTTCAAGTGTTTCTTGGTAAGACCACCTGCAGTTTTCTTTGCGGTACCGTGGAAAACCTCGGCTCTAGATCCTCTAGTTTTAACGTGTTTGCTTCCTCCCGATTGGCAAGTCGACATTATATATTATAAATAGATAAAATCATTTATTCGGTTGAAGAATAGACGGTAATTTATCTTCAAATTGTTTTCTAAAGTAAGGTGCAATACTATCAACAATGGATTTAACAATGGTTGTACTAATAATAAACAATCCGGCAGAATAAGCAACTTTTCTATCTAATTCACTAAACTTGGCTTTTTTAACGAATGGATTAAATCTCCAAATTAGGAAAATGCCTATATATAACTGTACAATCGATTGAAGAGGAGATAAATATTCTGGTGCACTTCTTGACAACCCAATTGCACTTATTACATATAAAATAAACACAATAGCTGTAAGAACGGTAAAAAAGTAATAATTTGTTTCATATAAATTTTTAGGTAATTTGGTAAGAACGTCTTGATCTTTCATATTCGTATATCCGTATATAAATAAACGAGATTTTAATATTATATACATCTTTCCACAGATTTCACAGATTCTTCGTGTTGGGCAGCGCTGTTAACAGACTTGTAAATAGAAAGTGTTCGTGCACTTGAATCATTTGATTCAATATACTTTGGCATCCAAAAGTAAGGAATAACGTTTCCACAATGAGGATAATATTTTTCGAATAATGCTCGATAAAACTTTTGTTCGGTTGTGGTCGGGACATTATGTGTAATCATATTCCAATCTATATCCGATACAAATAATTTAACACTTGATCTATTATCAAGATATTCTTGTATAATTTCAAAACCAGACCTTGTGGTTGCAGATACACCGTCACTGAATGCTTCCTTTGTTCTCCAAAGGATTTCATCTGGAAGAAGTGGTTTTCCTGTATAATCAGTGTATTTTTCCTTAGAAAAGCTGTAACGGAGAAGATGTTTTTCACATTCATTTTTAATACCGTGACATCTTGTTTCTGGATGAATATTCAAATACATATTTACCCAAGTTCTATCTAGAAAAGGTGTTCTTGGTTCAAGTCCATGACTTGATATACACTTATCAGAACGCAATACATCAAAACAGTGAATGTTTTTAAGAAGTCTTCTTGATTCTGCATCAAACTCAATTGGATCTTTGCAGGCGTGCATATAGAGATAACCACCACACAATTCATCCGATCCATCCCCATTGAATATAACTTTGGCCTCACTGTGTTTAGAAATGTATTTTCCAATAAGATAATTGCCAATGGATGCACGAACGGTTGTCGTATCATAACTTTCAATAGTTTTAATAACTTCGGGGATGGCATTCAAATAATCATTTTCAGTAATGATAACTTCAGTATGTTTTGTTCCTAGGTAATCGGAAACGAGTTTAGCGTAAGCGAGATCAGATGCACCTTTAAGTCCAATACTGTATGTTTCAAGAGGTGTATCTATTTTCAAAACGTCTTTTCTGATTTCATTGACAAGAGCAGTGATTAAACTACTATCTAAACCTCCTGAAAGAAGACAGGCGACAGGTCTATCTGTTACACAAACTCTTTTTAGAACTGCATTGTATAGATAATTTTGAATATCACCAACATACCGATCGTATTTGTATTTCATATCATCTGAGGGAGATGTTATGGTGCTATGAATAGATGGAACTGTGTATCTAACATTTTCATATTTTGCTTGCCATTTGGCAGAATATATGTGTAACGACTTTGTGTATTTAGAATAAGTTCCTGGTTCAAAAGGGGTAACTTGAAAGTCAATAAGTCGCTTTTTGAATCCAATTAATGATTTTAATTCTGATGCAAATCCAAGGAATGAGGGCATAACACATACAGACATATGAGAATCTGATCTTCGTGTTGGGGTTCCAATAGGTTGACCACTATTTTGAAAATAAGAAAGAGCATATAATGGTCTTACACCATAAGGATCTCTGACGACATAACATAGTGTTTCATTTCTTTCAGATTCGTCAAATAGTATAAATGAAAACACACCATCGAGCATGTTAAGTGTTTGCTCTATTCCGTATCTTTTATATAAATGTACAATTACTTCACAATCAGAGTTTGTTGTTGGTTTGATACCCATAAGAGCATACAGGTCTTGATAATTATATATTTCACCATTACAAATAACTTTTACTTCATCAATACATATAGGTTGATCTGATTCTGAATCAAGACCATTAATAGCTAGACGATGAAATCCAATGATTGTATCTTGTTCAAACTTTAATTTAGAAGACTCTGGACCTCTTGGTTGTCCCATATCAAAGTGTGACTTGACAAAGTCATTTGTAAATGTTGTTCCTTTATTGTTAAGTATGCAAAAAATACCACACATACTAGAGCACGCTTATATATTGCATTAGCTATCTTTAATATCATTACAATATGTCATTAATTTATTAAATTAATTGGCGGATATTAAAGTATTTAGTATATGTATATACGACAAATTAACTGAATACGAGTATGGATAAATCACTTACATCGTCTCTAATAAATGATGCAACAAACAGTAGAATTAATGCACGCGACTATCCTTCTGCGCCATTACAACCATTATATCAAACTAGATCCTTACCAACAAGACAAACAAAACTTATGATTGAATCACCCGAGTTGGAAAGCACTGTTCCTCTTCATGAAACACCTGTATATAAACCATCTGAGGTATTTTATCCGGCAAATAGAAATGCACCATTTAATGGATATATGGCAGCAGTGGATGCTGAGTCGGAGTTACGCAATATAAATTATGCGTTACAAAAATGTTCTCAGGCAACTTATGTTCCTGATAGTGGAAGTGATTTGTATACATTGAAATCATTTACTCTTCCAGACCATACAAACAAACAAATACATGCAATGTTATTTAAGGAGCAAGAATTTGCCATTAAGAATGTGAATCCAACAAGTATGTGTCAAGGTGTGTTCAATAATTGTTCGCGTCAGGAAATTAAAAAGACAAATTGTAGACAATGGAAACAGAATGATTGAGAATGAGAATATGAACGTGAACTATTTTCTTGATGAATATGGATATGAATAGACATATGTAGATTTATTCATCAAGAAAAAAAATAAGTATTTGCATAATATAGTATAGATATACATAGTATGTTATCTAGATTTGACACAAAATTACCCAAAGAAATAAAATATAATATTATGAATTATGTACCGCCACATGATAGACATGTTCTCGGACTTTCCGGTAAAATACAAGCTTATCAAGCAAGTAATCCTTTACGAGAACCTTTACTGGATTCAGAAGAAAAATTTAGAGATGATATTAAAAATAACCCAAATTGGACAATTATTGACCAAATTATATCGTCTGCTCTAGCAAATAATGTTATAATGAGAATAGATAATGCACGTAATACTAGTAAAAAACCGACAATAAAGGCAATCAAATCATATTTTCAGTTGTTAATAATTAGTCTTTTGCCTATGGAGAAAGCTGTTAATAGAGATCTAAGTTTAATAGCTGCGCGTGATATTCTAAACGACGAAATGGTGAATCTTATTAGAATTAAAGACCCGGATGGTAGTTATTTCACTCCGGACGATATAAATAATATCTTAATTGTAACTGATGGTGGTAAAGTAAATGATAGTGATAGTGATAGTGGTATCGACAGTGGTAGCGATGCTGGAAGTGAAGGATCTGGAAGCACTGCATTTTATAGTGCAAGAACAGCCCCAAGTTTTGAGAGCAGTAGGAATATTTCATTTGATGATGAAGTTGTGTTTGGTATGCCTATGCATCCTTCGATATTGAGACAAGAAGTTCCTAAACCAAAAAGCACGATTGGGAGAGTCTGTGATAAACTTGGTAAGTGTTTTACAAGTTTTACAAGAAGAAACAGAAACGGAGACAATGTAGATTTTGAACCCCCAGATATTAGGGGAGGTAAGAGAACAAGAAAGAATAGAGAGAAGAGACAGAGACACAAGAAAAAGAACTTAACGAGAAAGTCAAGGAAGACTAAGAAGACCAAGAAGACCAAGAAACATATGTTGGTATTATCAAAAGGAGGAGCAACAACAAGAACAGCAAATAATACGAAGGCAAAAAAGAGTAAAAAGGCGAAAAAAACAAAGGCTGTGATCAATTCAAAGAATAAAACATTAAAAAAGTTGAGTTGTAGTCCAGAAGGTAACGAAAAACAGTTTACCTGCATAAGCGATGAATCTTTAGAAAAGTTACGTGTTCTTTGGAATAGACGTCATTCAGATGATATGATTGAAAAGTCGTCAGATAGTAAAGAAACCTGGGAAGCATTGAAAAATAAAATGCAACATACTTGTGATCGTGAATCATGTTGGTTAAAACAAAGTTTTTCTGAGAAAGAAATGACAGGAGAGTTAAAAAAAGCTTTTGCGCCTGAAGCACCAAAGAAATGGCAAAATAATCCTAATGAATGGTTGTCGAGCACGGATATTATTGCTGTTATGAAGCAGTATGAGAAGCGATATAAGTGTTTTAATTTTATTGGACCATCGCCTATCGATTATGATTTTCATAAAATGTATGGTGAATGCGTATGGGATGAATTGTGTAATTTTAATTTGAATGATGAGATAAATAAGAAGAAAAATAAGAAAATAGGTATTATTTTTAACACAGATCCACATTATAAAGGTGGTGCACATTGGGTTTCTCTCTTTATTAATATACCAAAGAAGAGTGTGTTTTATTTTGATAGTGTAGGTAAGAAACCCAAACCCCAGATTCAAAAGTTTATGGAAAAAGTTAAGCTTCAGGGTAAAAAACTCAATCCACCTATTGATTTTAAATTAGATTCAAGTTATCCAAATGAACATCAAATGAAGGATACAGAATGTGGTGTTTATTCATTGTATTTTATTACTGCATTATTGGAAGATAAACATGATGAACAATGGTTTAAGAATAATAAGATATCAGATAAAGAGATGTCGAAGTTTAGAAAAGTATTTTTTAATGAATCGCTGTAAAATATACCAAATAGACATAAATATATATAAATATTTGCCAGTATCATATATATTAGAATATATACGATATTTAGTTAGTTAGCATGAGCGTTCTAGAACGGATATCATCAAATAAGACAATGACAACATTTGTAGAATCATCAAATATAGAAATGTTATGGAATATCATAATAAAAAACCATGTATTTCAAAAAAGTATGACAACCGAAGAAAATATGAGAAGATTACGTGAATATTATATTAATTTTGTTAAAACATTTGTTGAGAAGAATGTTTCTAATACGCAGGATACATTAATGTCAATGAATAAAATGTTTATTGCAGATTTTATACGTAGTTTTCAAGCTCAACCTCAAGTTCAGTCTCAGTCAGTAAGACAACAAAATACAAGAAATGTAACACCAATACAAGGAATTACACAAACACAATCTGAACTCCTTCCAAAAAAGTTGAGTATAGACAATAATTCAAATCTAAATAAAAATGATGTGATTACAATTGAAGAGATTAAAAATGTTCGACTGGCAGAGTTTGAATCAAAATATGAAAGAATGCAAAATGATTTTAACCAGTATCGTCAAAACGATGCACCTAAGAATGTTGAGTTTTCAGAGAAGAAGGAAGAGGATATTATTGGTGCAGAAGAGTTAGAGAATGCAGTTTCTGAAAAACAAATGATGCGAAATACACAAGAAAGTCAAATAATAGAAAGTGCAAAGACTGCAATGACGAATGAAGAAACAATGAAATGGTTGAACTTAGACAAAAAAGAGAACGAAACAAAAGAAGAGACAAGTAAAAGTGCAGATAGTGTATCCGTATCTATACCCATACCTATTTCAAACCAAAATGAAACAATTAATCTTGAAAATAAAATAGTTGGTTCTCATATTACATTTGATGCAGCTCTTCCAATACCTATTGATATGAAAGAGAATAGTACACCATTAAGTGAGCTTCGAGCACCCATACCAATTTATAATGCAGGTGGAAATGAGTTAATTGCAAGTAATAATGAATTAACAATACAATCGATTGAAAATAATAAAAAAGATACCGTTATTACTGAATATGAAAACAGAATAATGGTATTGGAAACTCAGGTAAAAGATTTGATAGGTACAATTCAGTCATTGAATACAAAGGTAATCAGTATGGAAGAATCAATGAATGTTTCTGTCGATGATATTTCAATATCTTAATCTTGAAATACGAAATATCTATATATTTTCATCATAATAAACATTTTTAAACCATTCACGAAAAGCTACCATTTTGTGTTCACTTGAATCTAGATTACGCTGATGATGATTTTTTGTAGTTAAATATGCAGATTCGTCACTACCATCAATAAATGTGTAAACTGAAATAATGAGTGATTGAATAAAATGTTTTAGTTTCATGTTAGGTGTTTTGGCAGGTGTAAATACAGCTTCTATTTTTCCTACGTCAGTTACATAGAAAAATATGAATGTTGGACAATCTGGTATAAATTGAAGAATCCATACCGTAGGGGTGACAATAGTGAACATTGAAGATTTAAACTCCCAAGAATCGAATGTGACTTTATATGAATGATTGTTGTCTAATATATTCCAATTGTTTGTAGTTATGTCTTGTCCATGAATATGAATTGCATGTTTAAAATCAAATAACTGTTCAGTATGATCTATCATATGTCCGCCCAATTTAGTTTTGAATTGAAAATTACGAACAGGTTCAATATTTTTTACATCACAGTCGTGTATTAATTGTTTCATAGTAAACGGTGGTTGTTTTTTATCATTTACAGATCCATTCCATAAAAATACGAGTCCATTGGTAACATCAATTGGAAGATTTCCAAACATTTTCTTTTTATGAAATGGACAAACGATACATTTATCATTTATTTTTCCATAAGTTAAATCCACACCATTGTGTTTACAAAAACGATCAACACCACGTATACTATTATTTTCATTTCTAAATAAAATGATATCCTGTCCTGCTATTCGAAAAGGATACGTTTTTCCCTTTTTAATATCTTTTTCAAAACAAACAGGATACCAAGTATTTGGAAATGGTGGAAGAGGAAAATCTTCTGCTTTTAGATCAGGAACATTATATTTAACTGGAAATACTACTTTTTTAAACATACGTTTGATATGGGGCAAATAATTGTAGGCACTTGTATTTATTATATAAGTTAGTGCAATAGCACAATAAAAATATAGCATATAGTTTAGTTATATGATATATTTCTATTTTATTTCATAGATTAGATTATAGTTTCCATCCCTTCTCCCTTTGACTATTTGACATAGGTGCAGATTTACTACGGGCTGCAGGAATATGGCTAAGACGAGGTACAGATGGACGTGATTTTCTTTTTATTTTTGATTGTTTCGTTAAGTTTGAGTTTGATTTTGATTGTATGATTTTAGGGTTGGGTTTAGATATGATCTTATTTTCTTGAAACAAATAAGAATCAAAAATACGTTTTTTATCGTCAAGAACATTCATATAATTATCATAGTGTTCTTGTGTGGATTTATTTTTCACCATTTCATCTAATAAATCGTTTTCCATTTCATTTAGTTTTGTTAATTGATTCTTGTTTGAAAATATTGATTTATATCTTGGACTACCAGATGCATTAAAAAAGTTTTCTACGGTAGGACGTATCATCGGTCTATTTTTCACAGATTCAAGTTTACGACTAACAACACGTTTAATATTTTTCATTTCACATACATAATTCAATACATCAGTTGTAGTGTTTGCATTATAACCGTCTTGAGAAATAGTAGACATAATAAGCGTTTTACATTTAGGTTGAAAAGTATGACGGAGCATTTTTGTTAATTCACATCTTCGAAATGGAATATGTGGTTTATTTTCAACTAAACTTCGAATACATTCTTTTAGAGCGAATAAGCTTTGATTAATTCCACCATTTTCTTTATATTCATCTTTAGTTGAACAAATCGAATCTTTGGCTTTTTCACATCCTGCTAAATCAAGAAGTCGAAACATTTGATTGTTCATATGGATACATATCTGAAGATGAGATCTAGAAGATCTATCATTTTCACTAGATTCACCAGTTTTACGACATTCTACAATAATTTTTTTCAGATCAGATATATCGGTATCTGTTTTTATTTTTTTGGTTTCAATGGAACCGATAATAAACTTTCTTGAGTAATCTTCTCTCTGATGCACTAAATTCTTGTTGTTTAAAATATCGTAACACTTGTTATTATATATCTCAACAACACTTACGGTTGCGTCATAATTTATATGTATCACATCCTTCAAAAAAAGGTAGAGAAACCCATATTCACTATCACTTCCTAAAATTGTATGCGTTTTTCCAGACCCTGTCTGTCCATACATATAAAAAGTAACATCTTTAGAGTCTTGAATTAAGGCCTTTAATATTTCAATACTGAGAGAAGTGTATAAGTCATTGTTACTGTCCGTATCAGTAAAAACTTTATCAAACTCGTATTTGTGTTTTACGTTGTATTTTCCACAATAAGCTGATTTATTTTGTTTCACTTCTACACTATTATCATCATCTCCATTTCCAACTTTAACACAGCTTACGCCTTCACTTTTTTTAAAATGAGGCTTTATTCTCGCCATCACCTTTATATCCGTCATTGCAGTTCAGATCAATCAGGTCGATAATGTTTATATTGAATAAGACAAGAAAAAATAATTTATTTGAAAATGAACTTAAAGAAGTTTATTTGACAAGTTTTCTTGTAAAGAATGAGTCGATTTCTTTCATACCTTGTTTTTGATTGTTTGCTTTATTGATATAGTGATCAAACAAAAGTAGTTTTATTTCTTTGTTTTTTAACTGATCAAGTTTGTCATTAAACTTTTCGGGTTCTACGTTACCTCTCAAAGTTTTTACCTCGGATTTAAACTTGTTTATTTTTGAAAGCTTGTTTTGCATTTTCCATATTTTCTCGAGCACAAGTGCAAATACTTGTTGTACTGGTTTCATTACCTGATTTGTTATGTAGAATGCGTAGTCGATTTTCAGTTTGTTTTCAATAATGAATGTAGGTGTTTCTATTTTATCACCTTGTAATGCTCCTCTCGCTGGATTGTGAATATATACGTATGGAATACGATCTCCGGATGCTGGTTTATTTCCAGGATCTCTTGCTGTCATTCTATCTGCCAATACCTTGTGTGCAATCTGTTTTGGATTTTTGTAGTCTGATCGAATTGATTTGGAAATAATTAACTTGTCCATAGGATAATTTTCCTCAAGTAGATTTTGTAGACATTGTTTTAGAAAATCCACTGCTTTTTGGATATCTCTTTCTTTCATCAATATATCTATGATTCCACCATATACTTCTTTTACAATGGGTGCATTATCTCTTCGTTTCAATACAATTCCCATCTCCTTTCTCTTACCCTTGTTCGGATCTTCTTCATACAACATTCCTACATACCTCTTCTTGGACAATAAACAGAAAGGCATAAATGTTTTTTCATACTCTAAATCGTGTGGCTTTTTCAAAAACTTAGATGCAGTTTCACCAGCTTGTTTTGCAAGTTCAATAGTAATTTCAAGAGCTTTCTTTCCTCGAATAGGGGTTCCATCCAATTCTTCCAAGTTGAATGTGAAGAATACAGAATCCGTATCACCATAAACATATTCTGCCTTTGACTTAACCTCGCCATATTTTTCGGTTTTCATAATGGTGTCGCCATACACTTCTTCAATAATGCGTTTTGCATATGTTAACAACTTACGTCCAGTTGCAGTAGTTGATGCTGCAATATCTTTTTCATAAAAGGTGCTAGTGCGAGCACCACATTGACCATAAAGTGAATTAGCTGTAAGTTTGTAGGCAAGTTGACGTTTATCCAATACATTTTTCATAAAATCATCCGTTTGACTCGGAATAAGTTTTCTGGTTGATTTACGAGCTTTTAAAAGTTCTTCCAGAATAGATGGCATAATAGCTCTTCCTTTTGGAAATTGTGCAAATCTACACGTTTTAAATCCCTTTTTTACCTTTACAGCAGCTGCAGTAGGTGTTTTTCGAACGTATTTATAGGTGTCATACGTAACATCTACATATTTGAATCCGGGGATATTGTCATACACAAACTCCTTGTTTTCATTCATTTCACCTGTTACGTTTACAAGTTGTCCAACTAAATTATATTCCTTTGTCCAAACTTTACTGTCGTGTGACAAGTTTTCACTGATCATAGAAGAAGGATACAGAGATGCATAATCAACACATGCAACTGGATTATCTAGATATAAATCACATTTTGGATCAAGAACGATTGCACCTTCGTAACCATCATCATTGACCTTTTTCTCAATGTCAGGGATTAGAGTATCCTTTTCTCTACATTTTTTGGCTACGTAACTTGTGAGTTTGATTCCCTGACCTCTTAGAATAAGGAAATTTATAGGAACTCTACAAATATTTGCCATCTCAATAAGACCGGTGATAGCATCCACCTTGTTCAGTAAATATTGAACCAAGTTACAATCCTGAATACAGTATTTTGCGACAATAGCACGATCTTTTGCATCGCCACGTGTTAAGTTGAAAATGTCTTTGGGTGTAACATCGTCCTTAGCTAGAGCCCAACGAACTTTCTTGGACATATCCGGTGTTACTTTACTGTCAAGAGTAAATGTTTTGTTAGTTAAATCAATATCTGTTACTTTGAACTTTGCACCACCGTCATAATAGTCTGTAGAATGTCCAATTTCTTCAAAATGCACATAACTGCCTACTAGTAATCCAATCATATTTTTTGTTGCAATAACAGATTTTTCTTCATTATCAACATATTGAATATCTGAAATGTAATCACCAATGAAATGACCGGCAACGTAATCTAGTTTGTAGGATACTAGATTTTCTTCTCTGCGAAAGTGATTATATAAATCAAGCTGGATACGTCCTGGCATTTTGATGTAGGTTAAATCATGTGTTCCACTGGCAATAGTGATACTACTTTTTTCAATACCCCACCCAGTTTTTGAATCATATGAACCGCATTTATGGTCATTAATTTTTGACATATTTAGAAACTCTCCATCACAACCGTTTTCTTTGGCACGTAAGAACATAAAGTTGTAATCAAATCCAAATATGTTATAACCAATAATGATATCAGGATCTTCACGTTTTACAACTTCATTCCAAGCCATAATAATTTCTTTTTCGGTTTCATAACATTCAATATCTGTATTCTCGATTCCAAGATCCTCACAAGTATCTAGAACAACACAATGATTGTAATATGGTTTCTTTTCACCATAAGTAAGGAAAGTAGATCCAATAAATGTTACCTTGTCGCCTTCCACTGGAGGTAGATATTTACCAAGAACGTCTACTAGATTAATTATTTTGACCTCTCTTGACACATCATTTTTGTTTTGAGATAGAATATTTTCCAATGTCTTTGTATTCGTTTTCTTTTTAGTTGGTTTAGATTTAGATTTTGTATTTGTTGTATTAATTCTTTTTACACTACTGTTACTAGATACACTATTTTCATCACTATCATCATCGTGACCCCAATCATCATTATCGTCTTGTTCGCCTCTATATGTAAAGTTACTGAAATCATTTTCAGGCTCACCGTCATTACCTCCTAATTTTTCAAACATAGATTCAATACCAATAATATTTTGAATATTGATATTATCTGCATCTTCAACTTCATGTTGTAAAACCCTTTCTATTTTTTCAAGAAGAGATTTTCTAGTAGGTTTCTTTTTTGGATAAATTGTGTCAACTATATCAAATAGGTGTGTATTTTTCGTATCCTTTTTCATTAGGTTTCCAAAAGCTTTTAGAATACTCATTTGAATAAGTTCGTTTCCAGACATATTATGTTTATTAACAACATCTGAATAAAGGTCAACAATATTGGTAGCTAGTTTCTTGTATGTTTTTATAGGGACAGGAAAGTCACCGTGGCTACTAGAAGCCTCAATATCAAAACTCATTATTTTCAATGGTATTCTGTCCTCTTTTTCATTGAGGGGAATAATATCTTTGAATAATATTTCAAACTCAAAATCACAACACGTAGTTTCTTTGTTTGTGCTAACGGAAGTTTTTGTCTTAGGTAAACCAAGCCAACCAGAAGGACTAATATCGAGAATATGAAAGAATCGAAGTAGCGGTGGAATAAAAGATTCATATATTTCAGTTTTTGTTCTGTTGATGTCTGATCCACCAAACGGGACATTGTATCCTGTTTTAATCAAAGTTCTGTCTGGATGATACCATAGATTTTTGACTTTATTGAATACTTGTAGATTTTCAAAACTGATCATAATAAAGGTATGCTTTTTACCACCATCAAACTCATATAATTTTTTATGTTTTACTATTTTACATTCTACAATACTTTTTTCGTGATATTTTCCAACTTGTTTTTTCAAATGATCAAGAAACATTGTTCTTTCCGTATTACCCCAAGTATCATGAACTTTAATGTAAAAGAATGGTTTGTAATCTGGAACTACAATAGAACAAGATTGTCCTTCTGTATTCTTTCCAAACATTTGAATCGTAAATACATTTGTATGTGTTGTTCTTCTATATTCATCATCAAAACCGTAATCTGTATCATTTATTAACGGAGATTGTTCTTCTTGACGATTAAATAGATGAAAATCGTAGATTCTGAATTCGTAGTTCATTATATACTTAGCTAGCTTGTTGTTAATTATTTGTATATAATAAACTGGTATGTTTAATCAATTTTATTGAATTATTTATGTTCACGTATAAGAGCTATCTTTCACGGCACCACCTTGATCAGGTTCAAATGGCAAGAGATCTCTCTTATCAAGTGAAGATAATGAACCTATTTCTTGGGTTTGTGATGGATGAATAATTTTTGCTGAATGTATATTTGGTGGCATTTTTTCTTCCATACCATCACATAACACTTTTGGAAAGTTCATAGATCCTGGATAACAAGTAATATCTTCATTTCCACCTTTTTGCATATATCTACGACTTTTTCGAGTCTTACGACCTTTGTAACCTTTGCGACCTTTGCGACCTTTGCGAGTTCTCGAAACCTTCCTTCTTTTATTTTTGTTTTTTACACTTTTTTTACTTTTTTTGTTTTTATATTGCAAAGGCATATATATTACCATAACATTTATTTATTTTTTTAATACTATTGCCGGGAATCGAACCCAGGGCAGTCGCTTGGAAGGCGACGATGTTACCACTACACCACAATAGTTAATGGAAAATGATAAGAATAAAAAGAATAAGAAGAATAATAAAATAAATAAAAATTACCTCAGGTTACATTGCATAGATACAGAACTATAGGATGTATTTAATTCTGCGTCACCATTTGAACGCATTAGTGTTAAACTACCAATATACAGTTTTTCAACTGGACTATTTGCGGTATACCACGCAACTTCTATATTTTTGTCGCTATGGATATACATACTGGATAAAATACAATCGACATAATTCCGCATTTCAAAACCTAAACAAGAAGAAAATGGAACTTGAAGTAAAAAATTCGATGCATATGCTTGATACATATTTTCCTTAATTTTTCGTTCTATATCGTCCACAGTATCCATATATTCATAGTCAAACAAAATGAGACCAACATTATTATACATATAATCAAGTTCGTTAAATCCTAAGGTCAATCCCACCTTCATAGGTGGTGCAAGAACTTTTGAATTATGTTTATTGAGAAATGCAAACGCAGATTCTAAAATTTGTAAGTATGCAGCGAATCGTTTCTTTTTTTCTGTTACTAATGGTTCTGAAATAAAATGCGAATCCATTTCTTCCCGAGGTCGAGTATTATGAAACTTCTTTTTCATACAAGACAAATAATAAATGTATTTGGGGACAGTCAAAAATCCAAGTAAAGGGTTTGAATCAAGAAATGTTACAGATTTATTTAACTTGTCTTTATCTGTTAAGATGTTTGACATAATACTAAAAGCAAGTTTTCCAGAAATATAGTAATGATTGAACTTCACAATAATTTTATCGTCAAATAGACTAACATGAATAACATTATTTGTATGATTATAAATACTTTCTTCTGTTATTTCAAATCTTTTCAAAAAATCTGAGTCTTTCATTGTTTGTTTGATAGAATCATATACTTCTGCGTAATGTTGTTTGGAAAGCGTAGTTGTATTTACTTCAATACAATTCATATTCGATTGTAATTTACCATCAGCATTGTAAATCTTCTTATTTTTTATATTTTGAAATGAATCTTCTACTGTTTTTATTGGAAATATTTTATACATCAAGCGAAAATACCAAAAAAATAATGAATTAATACCATTATTTAGTCCTATGAGTAAATCATTTATAACTAAAGCTAACAAATAGGAAGGTGTCATTTGAATAACATAAGAATTAATTTTAAATAGTATTGCTAAAAATCTTATTAAACTCTATTATTAATTCTTGTTTTGAAATAGATTTCGGTCCCACTGTATGCTCTGCGCAAGGATATGTAATATTATTTAATTTATCAACTTGTTCATTCGTCATATCATTGCCTGTAATGCGAATAAAATAATGCGATTGAATACTTTTATCATCTATAAATGTATCAACTTTTCCAGCATAGACACCTACTCTACGGAAAGACAAGTGTGGTTCTTGTGATTTCGAAACAAACTTGTATCCACATGGTTCTACAGGATCTGGTATATCTCTATCATAATCACGTTTTTCCCATATTTGAAAAACACATGATACATTATGATCTTTATTTTCAATAGTAAATGAACTTTCAGGTAAGTCTGTTTCAAAAACAAGATGGAATCTTTTTGGAAATGATTTTATCATACTTTCTTTTTTAAAACTTCGGGGTAAAATAAATGAAATTGTGTCGCAAAAAGATGCGGATTTTTTAATAAACTTTTTTGCTAATGTTGTTTGTCTTCCAAATGGTGGATTTCCAATAACATGTATTTTATGAAAAGATTCTTTGAATCCTGATATATCAAGTATCAGATAATTCTTTTTTTCTATTCTCTCGTCTTCGGGAGAAGTGTCGTAGAATTTATGAGAACATTCAAAATCTAATAGGGAATCTAAAAATGCACCACCTCCGCTACTTGGTTCAACAATTAGATCATCTGTATTTATAGTTATATTGGATTTTACATAATCAATACACTTATTAACAATGGTTGGTTTTGTGTAAAATTTATCAGTGTCTATACGATTTAATCCTGTGAGCTCGTCCATTGTATTAATTCATACATATTTTTAAGTCAATAGGATTGTAATATAAATGTATGTCTTCGAATAAATTGTATAATAAGTACATAATAAACAAGATATATTAATTAATGGAAATATGGCAACAACTTCCCACTGATTTACAATATGAAATAGGTAGTTATATCACATACGATTATATGAAAAACGAAGTTCCATTTCTTCATGAATATAAATCAATCTTGTTGGATTTTGTTAATCAAACAGGATTGTGTGGTCAATGGATATACACTAGATTTAAGCCGGGGCCATTTTACTATAATCTTCCTTTTAATAGAATGCCACAATTGGATATAAAACCACACGTTTATTGTTGGTTGCAGAAACACTTTTATTACATACATGTTAAAAAAAGATACTATGAATTACAATTTAGTGAATTTACAGGATTACTTACGATTTACAAGCATCGTATTAGAGAAGGATGGGAAGACGATTATGCAAAAATAGGAAAACTTATTATCCAAAAAGAAAAATCAATGAGTTACAAAACCAGAAAATATTTAGAAGATGCAGTTCATCTACGATTTGATCCATATGTAGATATAGTTAACGAAAGTAAAAAAATATAAAGTTATAATAATACGATATGGAGCGTCCTGATTGGAATGAGTATTTCAAAGAAATTGTGCGAGTTACATCTAAGAGATCAGCATGTAATCGTTTGAAGGTTGGATGTTTACTAGTTAAAGATAATCGCATAATTAGTCAAGGTTATAATGGATTTTTACCTGGTTGTCCTCATACAAGTATTGTTCGTGATGGTCATGAACAAGCAACAATCCATGCGGAACAAAATGCTATTTGCGACTGCGCAAAAAGAGGAGTATCTAGTGATGGAAGCATAGCGTATATCACACATTATCCGTGTCTGATATGCAGTCGATTACTTATAGCTTGTGGTGTAAAAGAAATTAAATATATTGAAGATTATAAAAATGATGAATTAGTTCCTTATTTTTTAGACCAAAAAAATATTCGTATATCAAAGATTTAATGTTTATGTGTTGTTGATATTTAAGTTTCGAGTTGAACTTCAATATCTGAATCATATTCAATAACAGATAACCGAACTTTTCGTTTTACACTATCTTCATCTTGAAATAGATGTAATTGAAACATAGTTTTTTCAAAGTTTTCAAGTGAATGCATTGTAGTTAGTTTGGACACCAGTTTTATGTCTGGAATATAAACGGTGTATTGCCAAATACCGTTTCTATTCATTTTATCGAATACATATCCTTCGTGTGGATATTTTAATGTATTTGGATCTTTTGTTACAAGAGTGATAAGATCACAATCATTTTGCACTTTTCGAATAGATCGCATACTTGAATTAATATACTCCATTTGTCCAATCCATTCTTTATAGAAAGAATCTGATTTTTCTGTTAATGTTACCATATGTAATGTTTTTTGAATACATATTAAGTTCAATAGATCAACAAGTCTTCTGATAGGAGAAGTAATTTGTAAATATGCATCTATTTCTAACATATCGTGACGTAAATGTGTAGTTTCTTTCACATCTTCTATGTCTATATACTGTGCAGATCCACCATTCCACATCTTGAAGAATAATGCTACTTCTTGATTTAGACTTTCAGGCATTTCTTTTTTAATTGCATTTGAATTTAGAATTACATTTCGAAATACACCTTTTTTCAAATCATACATAAACTTTGCAGTGTGATGGTTCATTAAAACCATCATAAATGCTACAACATCATGACTATTTCTTATACGTGACAAATATTTATTATGTGGAATCATACTTTTAAGTAGATCTACGAGTGTAGTATATTTTTCATTTTCAAGTAAACATTTTTCTTCATATCGAAAATTTTTCACAACCATAATTTTCGTATTGACAAACTTAAAATCAATAATTTTTCCGTTATCAATGTGGAGATCAAGTGTAAATGCAAACCTAGTCTTATTCTCGATTAAACTGCATAATCCGTCAGATAAGATTGTAGGAAGCATAGGTCTTTTTCTATCTGGTAAGTAAATAGTTGATACACGTCTAGAGAAGGATTCCCATATATGTAAATGATCAAGTAACAAACTCACATTAGATATGTAAATACTCAGCTTATTTATTACTTTACCCAAATTAGAATTATAAACAAGTGTATGACTTACTGCATCATCAAAATCTGTGCTTGTTGATGGGTCAATAGAATAAACATACAAATCTGTTCTATCTTCAATAACTTCTTGCATTGCATTATGTTTTTCGTAAATATCTTTCATAATTTGTTCTTCACCATTCATTTCTTTTACGGAATCCTTTGTTACTTTGGTAAACTTGTGAATAGATGCATTTAAACTTTTGCAATAAAGTTGGTATTCGTAGTAATTGTCAAGTGAATCTACTCTTCCAATGGTAGCGGTAATTTTTCCAACTGGATGTTTTCCCTTCCATTCTACAAAATGAAACGTTACGTATAAGTTTGTCAATACTTTATCAAATCCAATGTGTTTGAGTTCGTAAGGGATCAAGAATACAGGTATTCTTTTGTCATCTGGTATGCATTTATACATAAGTTTTCCGTTTTCGTACCTACCGAATGTTCTTTGATTTTTGAGAATAAGTACACCTGAAATATTATGATTTAATCGAACAGCTGATTTTTGTATTTCAATTTGAGGCTCACTTTTTTCACAAGTTGTATCTTCTGATTTGTATACACGACACTGAGTGTTGGATGGTTTTACAGTAAACACATCCATTGTAAAAAGTTTATTTTCAACAGGGTTAATACAAATATCGTTTCTAGGGAGCATAGTTTCAACATCTTTAATTTGCCAGGAACTATAGTTCCGATCCTCAATGACCATCACATAGCCTTGTGCAGTGGTCATTTTAAAATAGAATGAATATTATAGTTTATAGAATGATATATTTAAACAAGTTCACTCCCAGATTAATAATCAATTTTCTGAAGACTCAATTGCCTGTTCCCATTGATTCATTTCTTGTTCTATATCTATTTCTTGTCTCGGTTCGATTTCTTCTTCTTCGATTTCAATATCTTTATCGTTAGTTAAATTTACATCCGTATGAAGTTCTTGCTCTTCTATTTCTATTTCGTCTTCTTTTTCTTCTTCCTCCATTTCTATTTCTATTTCCGTTTCCGTTTCCAGATCTTTATGAATATCTGGAAAAATAGGTATGGATGAAGAAAATGTTTTATGAAACAAATGTGTTAATCTATGATGAATAGTAGCCAATTCAGTAAGATAACTGTTGTATCTAGAAGATACAATCACAGCACTTTTTGAAAGCTTGAAACTATATAACCAATAAGGTGGAATATACATACATTCTCCTTTTTTCAATACAGCTGCTATGCTATTAGGAGTTTCAGTTGTATCCCATAATTTGTCTTTCGATACATATTCAAATGTTTTATATTTAGATATTGTATTTTCGAATTGAACATTATCGGGTGCAACAAGTCTAATTTCAACTTCTCCGTCAGTTACAAGAAAGTAGTTTCTGAACATAATGCTATATTTAGCTCTTGTAATTACGTGTTCCGAACCGAAAATTATATCATATATGTTATTGCTACAAAGAGGTGGTTTTAAAAGTTTATAGTATGTAGCTAATGCACCAATTTTAAACTTATCTAGATTGTCTATAATTTCTTTATTTGACTCTGTATAATAAATTCCTTTTTTATCAGCATTAAATAAATTATTTGCAGATTCTACTGTAGAAGAAACTACAGTGTTTACATCGTCACTTGTATTATCTAAAACACAGATTTCATTTTCTTTAAATGCTTGCAATATACTCTTTCTGTTAAAAGAATCTTGTATGAAAAGATTGTTATCACCAGATATATGTAAATTGGTAGTTGTATGTAAAATCACTGGTTGTTTCAAATCAAGGACGTCATCTATCCTTTTATTGTTTCCAAAGTCGACATCGTATATTTTTTCTTCCGAAGATGTGGAAAGTTGAAATTGAACGTGTAGATAAATAAATAAAACTACTATAAATACGATAACAAAGTAAACTACAATCATATTATTTATTTACAGTATTAAATAAATAATAAAACGCACATTTAAGTTAGAATCGTAACAATCGATCAATCAATAATTCATCTATATAGTTATTATATGTCAATTAAAAATAGACTTAAAGCCCTACCTCAAGATTTGAGAATATTGATATATTCAAATTTACCTGTCAAAGAAGTAAAGAATCTGTTGTTAAACGGGGACGAAGACGAAGATACCTTGTATTTGTATGTATGTAGACAAGTAAAGGTAAACAAAAGAAATATTTATCGTAATCTGATTTTATTTACTTGTTTTAGATGCGGTAATGATTTGTTTCCTGATCATATTGTGAATATATGTTCATATTGTAAATTTATTTTTGACAAACAGGAAACATTTCCTATTTATTGTACTAGTTGTTATAGACTAGAAAATCCACGTGATCTTGATTTCAGACCGTGTATTTTATGCAACAACTACTCTGCAGTACTGGGTATTTTACCTTATTCATAACATTAAATTAATGAATAGTTAATGTTTCACCTTGATATTGTTCTTCTTGATCATCCTCTTCGTCATCCTCGTCATCTTCATCAAAATCAGATAAATCCGATTCATCTATTTCGTCTAACATATATGTATTTTTTATACTATTCGCTTCCATAATTGCTTGTAACGCCTCCTCCTTAGCCTTTCTTGCCTTTTGTTTTGCATTTTTGTATAATTCGTGATAAACATCGTTTGGAGTTTTTATTTTAATGGTTTCTTCTGTGTCAGATTTTGATAAATCAAATATAGGATCTGCTATTTCGATTTCCTGTAATTCTAATTCTATAGTATTACTTTCTGGTATAACAGGTTGTGTTATTATTTCACTATTTTCCGTTGTAATATCTTTTATTGAGTCTAATGGTTTTGTCTTAATTTCTATTTCAGGTTTTTCTTCTAGTGTGTCATCTTTTTTTAAATTATTAGTTGTAATAACATCTTCCATATCTTCTACTTTAGAAGTATCCCAAGGTTGTAATTCATCACTTATATCTTGTAGTGTTTCCTCTGTTTTAGATATTTCTCCCAGTATACCAGCAGTATCAGATTGATTACTATCAGGGGCCTTATCTTCAATCATCAACACTTCTTCTACATCATCCAAATCTTTTTGTTCTGTTTTCACTTCTTCTACTTCTTCCATTTCTTCCATTTCTTCCAGTCCTTCAACTACTTTTTGTTTGTTTTTACTTGTAACACCCATTTGAATACCGTTTTTTCCAATAGGAATACCAATAGGTATAGTTGAATCAGGTGAACGTTTAATGAGACATTTATCCAATTCCTCATTTTTAGCAACAATCATCATTTGTCTGATATCAAAATCTAGTTGAAAGCTTCTTGTTGTAAACTTAATACCTCGAACCTCTAAAAGAATAATTACTTTTGTTTTATCGTTTATGTGTTCATATGAAACGGGAAGTTCATTTTCATCATAAATTTTAGTTTTAGGAGCTTGTGTATTAAAATCAGAAGAAACATTACATCTACATATCTGACATTTTCCAGATTTGTAACTTTTTAAAGACGGAGAAAACGCATTTTCAATGTCATCAAGTTCTAACGTATTTTGAAACCAATTACTTGATTGTTCGTGAAGTAAACGATAACAATTTGTTTCTAAATTTTCAAACCATTGAATACATTCTGAACATTCAGAATCAAATACGAGATCACATACATTCTTTTTTGCGCTTTTTACAAACCCATTTTTCGTTAATATATGCGGTGTTTGAATTAATATTGGATTTCCATTTAATAATGATAACGAAGTAAAATAAGAATTACCACTTAATGCAACAGGTTGTGATAACTTAAGCTTATTAAAATCAAAGTAAATGTCTGCCTTATATGTCTCCATTAAACGTAGAACAGATAAATTAAATACGAAATACACGCAATAATTTAATATTTTGAATATTCAACTTAAGGTAGCCAGATGACTGTGAAAAAAAGCAACGTGAAAAACAATTTGATTATTCAACACTGTATTGAATTACTACAAAGAGAAGACCTTAAGAGAGAACTAAAAATATTCTTAGAACCTGTGTTCAATATGATTTTTAATACGATAAATCCATATATTTATATGTTTTTAGCAGTGACAGTGATCATTCTCATTTTATTGATCATTATTATTATACTTTTACTATTCAACTTGCGTAATATTAAAAACTAACTAATCTGGCTGCAGAAATAATATTTAGGTATTATATAAGATGTCGACAGAAGAAGGACAAAATGGAGGACGCCGTGGTGGTCGTCGTGCTGGTTCCCGTCGTGGTGGACGCCGTGGAGGTAAATATGCTCACAAAGGTGGACGTCGTGCTGGATCTCGTCGTGGAGGTCTTGGATTTTTAGGAAGTATGTTAGGTCAAGCTGCTGTTCCTGGATCTCTTCTTTTACTTAACAACAGTATGAAGAGAAAGGGAAGAAAGACAAAGAAGAGAGGTGGTTCTCGTCGTGGAGGACGCCGTGGTGGTTCCCGTCGTGGAGGAACTCGCCGTGGTGGACGTCGTTAAGCGGTCTCAAGTAATTATATAGACATTTTAATATAGAATATCTATATAAACATTAAGTTATCAATAGTTTAGGAAGATGAGTTTTCAAGAAAACGTACAGCAATGGGTATTACTGGATAATCAAATACGCATATATAATGAAAAAATTAAAACTCTGCGTGATAAGAAACAAGAATTAACGGATAATTTACTTGAAGAAGCAGATAGAAAAGGATACAAAGAATCGGTTATACACATTACAGATGGTAAACTTAAATTTGCAAACACAAAAGTTACAACTTCATTGACATTTAAATATGTTGAAGATGTATTAACAAGTTGTATTAAAGATGAAAATATCAAGAATGAACTTGTAAAACGATTGAAAGATAATCGTGAGGTCAAATATGTAGAGGAACTAAAGCGATATAATACGAAATAAAATGTTCCACGTGTACTATATATTCCCATAATGAGTAAAATAAACATTCAACCAACATTTCACAAAAGGAAAGACGAACTTCCTGAAACGGCTGGATATTCTGTATCAGATTTGTTAGAAGATAGTGCAAGTGGAAGTATACTTGGTGAAATAGCAAACTTATCTATACCTGTAGGATTATTTGTTGTAAAACCAAATACCAACAAAATGAAAAACAGTCACGAAACAATGAAGATTCGTAATACATCTACGATAATTGATGATAAAATATACAATATGTTAAAGAACAAAATAGTTTTATCCAAATCAAAATCAAAAAAAGAAACAAGAAAAAAACGTTCTAGTGAAACAAAAACAAAAACAAAAACAAAAACAACTAGAAAGGTGAGAAAATAACAGAGGACACACTTATTGATTCAATATATTGAGTATAGTGATTATATTCAATATATTCATTGATTATTACTTACTACCAGAAACACTCCATGTTTCATAATTAAATGGGGACACCATAATTTCACTTATTTTGTTTTTCCAACGTTTCAACTTCATATCCATAGCAATATCCTGCTTTGTTTTAGGATAAGGAGTAGTATTTTTCATTTGTTCTTCTTCTTCGGGTGTTATTTCAGGTTTCACACCATAACAATTAACACCAAATCTTACGTTTTTATTGTCAATAAAACCACCGTTAATACCAGGACGCCCACAATCATGTTCATGTCCCTTATGTTTTTGTAGTTCACTGTATGTTAATTTCTGAGTAGGGAATAACGCAAGTTGATTGGCAGACCAACCATAATTACACCATTCACCACCTTTTCGATACGAACTTTCAATTTGGTCATAAGTTGCTAATTCTGCATCATAAGCTTTACAAACTAACTTTGCATCATCGTAAGTATATACATTGTCGGAAATATTAAATACTTCTTTCGAACCTCCAGAAGGTTCAGGTTCAGGTTCAGGTTCAGGTTTCGGCTCAGGTTTCGGCTCAGGTTTTGGTTCAGGTTTATCTTTTGTAGATTGATTGATAGCAATATCAATCTGTGGTTCATCTTTTGTAAATAAATTTTTTACTTGTGCAGTGATATCAATATTGAAATAGTAAAATAACATATATTGTGTTACATACATAAGCAATGCAACAATTACTGCTCCTAAAAGTAATTTCCATACGATATTCATTTTTTCTTTTTCACCTGTTTCGGGATTTACACTAGGTCCGCCTAAATAAATCATAAGTGTTACAACAATAATAAGTCCAACTAAAAATATGGATATGTAAAAAGGATTTGTAAAAATATTTTCATCTTGTGTAGCATATGGATTTGAATTGGAAGATACAAAATTATTAAATAATGTTTTTGATTGTGGTGTTGGTGCATTTGCTAGAGCTTTTTGAACATCACCAATCACTTCTTGTTGACTCGCTTTATTATTACTTAGTTGACTAGACATTATTTTACTATTATCAGTTGCACTCATTATCTGTATTGTTGCTATATATTATACACTGTTTTTTTTTCTGTAGAATAAACAATATGCATAGGGGGTAATTAATTTGTTTGTATCATTCATTTTAATTACACGCGTATCATTGAATTCATACCACTGACCATTTGCATTTTTTATATATGAAGTATAATGTCCACCCAACGCATTTCCGTGGTGATTAATAATGCCATATAAATCATATACATAAGATTCCTTTTTATAACCAATTATGTATTTTGACAGATTAAGATCCTCTAGAGGAAAAGAGACAGGTGTTTGTTTTTTCTTGTTTAATGTATCAAAACGTTTAATATCAATGCATAGAACATTTGGAAATGCCCAATAAGATATTTTTTTAACAACATCTTGTTTTTTATTTGTTTTTTCATTAAACCACCCATTATCTCCAGTTAAATGATCACCTTTTACATGATTATCAAAACAATCATAAATAGATGGATATACTTTATTGTTTGGTATTGGTAAACTAATTGTAAAAAATGGTTCAGGAGTTTGTGACAATACCTCAAATGGTGATGTTAACGAAATAATTTGTGAAACATGTGTTCCATAAAACATATTCCATATCTCAGAATAGTCTTTTGAATATTTTTCTTTTATCATTTTGTATACGTTTACAGCAGTACTATCAGTATTCGTCTGTGCACTCCCTTTTATGCTCATATTTACAGGTCGTGAAATACTAATGTGAAAACAATCTACAATAAAAATTAAAAACTCAGATGCATCATTTTGTGAAAAATCAGTGAATAAATCCATTTTCTTTTCTTTTGCAACTCGTTGCATATTTTGAATAAACTTTCCAGGTTCAATAATACAATTCTGGCTCCACATTAGTTCACGTAATGTATCCCATTCAATTAAAAGTTTGGATTCTGGTTTTTGAACTAAATGATTTTTATACTTTTTTTCATTTAAAAAATCATTAAGTTCATATGTATGAGAAAGAACTTGTAAACAGCTGTTAACAAAACAAGTATTTCCCATATTTACTAATCCAGTTAATCCTCGATCAGAGTACTGTGTAAATTTATTTGGTTGTGTCATATGTTTATATACCCAAATTAGTGTTTAAACGTTAATAAATAAATATAATAATATATAAAAATGTCGTTTGCAGGTCAGTCTCAGCGTAATGACACGAACGATACGATCAGTGAATATAATCGCATATTGGAACATTATATTTCTTTACTTCAATTGTTAAACGATGAACAAAGTAGAATAGCTAATATTCAAACACATATTCATAGAAAAGTATCGGAAGTATTATCAATTATGAGATGGGCACCTAACTTTAGAAGAGTTAACGATGGATTATTTTCTAGTCTTCAATCTGGAAATAGAAACACGAATAGAAATTACACTCCATCACAAGAACAACAAAGAATTTTTACTCCAGGTCAAAATATGCGAAATCGTTCTCAACCGCAATCACAACAACGAGCTCAACCGCAATCACAACAACAATTTCAAAGCAATAATGGTAATAGACGAAACGCAAATAGAAGATCAAACAATCCAATGAATCAACGAAATACTATGAATAATATAACTAGTCCATTTGGAATGAGAAACACTCGTATTTTAAACCGTGATACAAGTCTAAATAATCTTCCGGGTGCTATACAAGAATTATTGAATGTTTTTGGTAATCCAGCTGGAGAGAACGGATCTCAAGTTAATTTCACAATACCTCCTCAGAATAATAATGATGGTGGTATTCGTAATTTACTGTTTGAAGTTGGAACCTTTCCATTACAGTCTAGATTTGAAAATGTTCCTGTATTCCCAAGTCCAGAACAAATCGAAACGGCTACAGAATCCGTACATTTCCAAGATATTAGTGATCCCATAAATACAAATTGTCCAATTACAATGGAACCCTTTTCTCAAAATCAAATTGTTACACGTATACGTCATTGTGGTCATATTTTCAATACAACACATCTAAATAGTTGGTTCCGAAATAATGTTCAATGTCCTGTTTGTAGATTTGATATTCGCGATTATAGACAAAATGATATTTCAAATTCATCTTCGTTACCATTACCTCCAGGATTATTTCCATCTACGACACTCAATACAACATCTAATGCACCACCTAATACATCATCTAATATGAATAGTTACATACCATTGTCAACATCAATGTTTTCAATTGATCCAAATCAAATGTTAAATGGACAAAGTTCTTCTTTCAATAACAACAATAATGGTCTCTACAATGGTAATAATAGTAATAGTAATAGTAGTAATGCTATAGCAGATAGACTGTTAACTGCTACATTAGAACGTATGATAACTGATACGGTCTTGAATGAACCAAATGGAAATACGAGTATGAATACGAATACGAATACAAATACAAATACAAGTACTTTTATGGATGTTTCTGGAATGAATATGGATACTACAGGAAATGATTCAGATACTATGTCACAAGACTAGTAGTGAATAGAGTTTATTTACTTATTTATGCTTTCTAGAGTTTCTATTCCTCTTTGATTTTTTAGATTTCTTAGCTTTGGATTTTTTAGACTTTCTAGATTTCTTAGACATCTTATTCTTTTTACTATGTTTGCTCTTCTTAGATCTCTTTGACTTACCGCCGTTTGTTCTAGGATGTGCCAACCCTTTTTTAGGTGGACCGTCTGGTGCTCCTTTAGGGCTGCCTGAATGTGATTGTGTTTGTTTTGTGTATTCTTCGCGTATATTCATACTGGATAATTGAGAAGGAGCACTTTGAACTCGTTGCAATGGAAATCCTTCTGAAAGACCAAATCCCATGCTTTCGGGGTTAAAAATACCAGGATTAGCAGAGTATAATCCTGTACTTTGTCCTTCAAATGCACTTTTAATATCCCCAAAGCCTCGGGGTAAACCACGAGGACCGCCCATTTCATCAATTGCACCTAATGCGTTTTCTAAACTAGCGTCATTCTTAAGCCCTTCGGTTTTACGCGAAACCCTGGGCTTTCTTGGTGCTCCTGTACTTTGTCCTTCAAATGCAAACATCGTGTCTGTCTCTTATATTATCTTCAGATTAAAATATTGAATCACATATAAATAATATAAAAACATAAGTTGTATAATTATCATTAATATGCTTTCACTTTTGATGTTTATTCCTATGTGTATGGGATTTATACGAAATCCTGTATCAATTACGCCTACTAGAACCGTAAATGTTGAACAAAATACGAAATTGATAAATTACGCAACACCTCCTAAATTATGGGATGTTCTCAGTAACACATTCAAAGATAAAGCGAGAAGTTGGTTTATTCAACGTGCAGAAGATAAAGGAATTAATTGGAAAAAAATTACAAATGTATACAAGGATGATTTGTATACTCTAAATAAACTTCTTATCCAAAAAACGAATAGTTCTGTAACCTATCCTTCTTACTATACACGCCCTTTTCATGGTTATGATAACGGTAATCTAAATTGGTTAGCTGCAATCGAAGGTGAAGCAGCTACACTTAGTATGGCTGTAAACTATTGGAAAGGAATAGATCCTACTACAACTGAAACGTGGTTACGTCTAAATGTTTCTAGAAATATTCAAAAATATATTTTAGAGAATCAAGCACGACCTGAAAAGGAAATTATGGATATTGGTTGTTCGGTAGGTATATCAACAGAATATTTATACAAAACGTTTCCGTTAGCTGAAAGATTAGTTGGGATAGATTTAAGTCCATATTTTGTTTCTGTTGCTTCTTACAGAGCAATCAATAACAAATATCCTATTTTGTATTTGCACGCAAATGCTGAAAATCTACAATTAAAAAAGAAGTTTGATCTTATTGTGTGTAATTTTATATTGCATGAGGTTCCAAATGAACCTAGCAGAAAAATTATTGAAAATATGAAATCTATGTTAAATGAAAATGGTGTTCTTGCAGTAGTTGATTTAGATCCAACGAATGTTCGAGACAATTTAGTTGTAAATAATTTCAGAAAATGGGCTTTTGAGGTAACTGAACCACATATTTACGAATATTATTCAAGTAATATGACCCAAATGTTTGAATATGCTGGATTTAAGCAAGTTCAGAAAGTATCGAATGATCCAATTAATTCTATTTGGATGGGAATAAATAAATGCGATGACTGTTGTCGTGAGTTCGAATGTGATGTAGATTGTAACTTAGCTAATTTCCGTGAAAATGATATTGTAGAAGAAAGATTAAATGATAATGATATTAATGAATATAATTTACCTATTATTGATGTATATGGAAGAGGACAACTTGTAGATTATCTTTCATTGCAAGTAGACTAAACTATACTATACAACTTCACTTATTAGTATGAAAATCGATATAATCGTTTTTCTTTACGTTATTTTCTTTTACAAATCCAGCATTTACTTCAAGAACAAAACAACTTTTTTTATTTATGGTAACGGGATCTAAAGAATGAGGTGTTGTATTTTCAACAAACCCGATGACACGAAAATTTGAATTTAAGAATAATACGTCTAACGGAATAAACGTATTTTTCATCCAAAAACTTTGTATTTTGTTTATACCCGTATCAAATAATAATCCTTCATTTTTTCCAAGTTTTTCTTTGCGAAACATAAGACCTTTTTTTATTTCTTCGTATGTTTTTGCAATTTTTCCAATTACTTTATGTTTATTTTTCATTGATTTTCTTTTTCTTGTTTTCTTACTATTATTAGTTTTCTTTCGTCCTTTTGATTTGAAATTATTTGATTTTATTGACTTCATATATTTTGTTATACAATATAATATAATACAATACAATATATTATTCGTTAAAATAATGAAAAAATAGTCTATTCTAATATTGAGGCTCTCTTAGCTCAGTTGGTTAGAGCATACGCTTAGTAAGCGTAAGGTCGAGCGTTCGAATCGCCCAGAGAGCTAAAGAAAAAAATAAGATATATGTGATTTGTTATTGTAACAATACAATAACAAATAATAAAATACCTGATTATCTATAATATTTGTAGATGAACTCGGTGCTATTAAACACTATAGGTGATTGAACTCTATCTTTCCATCCTGGAAAAATGGGACGTCCTGTTTCAAATAACATACGTATTTGTTTTCTACGCCATTGTTCTTGTTTACGTACCGCCTCAGCTACAGTTCTTCTTCTTCTTTCTAGCGGTCCCATATTATTAACTATATACAATCTTTCTAATTTAAAATCCTACAGTTGTACTTCTTCCTCTTAGACTATCAGATTTGACATCAACTGCAGCACCTTCTGGTGCGGCTAGACTGGCTCTATATTTAGAAGATGGAGAAGCAGGTTTTTCATATCGTCTTTGTGCACTTTCACTAAGAGGTATATTCATTCCTTCTTTTAAAAAATTTGTAAACATTTTTACACCATATTCTCTCTCATCTCTGTCTTGAAGAACATTTTTTCCTTGTTTTATCGCTTCTCTTCTACGTGCTAATTCACGAGCATGTGCATCAGTACCATAGGCTTGACCTCCCTTCTTTGTTTTTCTATGTGTTCTACGCTTTCTAGAATGAGACTTTTTCGACTTTCTTGTCTTTTTCATTTTTTTCGATTTTTTTGTCTTCTTTGATTTCTTGGATTTTTTAGATTTTCTGGATTTTCCTCCACCAAAGAACTTAAAATCTTGAGGTGCGGGCGAACTATTACATCCACACCCTCCACCTTTTTTAGATTTAGATTTAGGTGTAGATTTTGGTCTTGTTGAATGATACCATTTTTGTAAGTTTTCAAAAGTAGGTGCTTCGTTTTTATCATATGAACTAATAGAATTGGCACCTTTATTCACGTGAATATGACGAAACTCAGGAACAGCTAATACCATTGGTGTTCCAATTTTAGATGATTCACCACTGAAAAATGAACTTAACGCACCAGCTTCAATACTCCAGGCTACTGCCATCTTATCTTTTTCTAACAATTTTTCAAGTTTTATCCAATCTGGCATAGCATTGTGACAATGTCCACAATGTTCTCCATAAATCATTAAGTATACGCACATACCTTCCTTTTCTAAATCCTTTTTTAATTTATCGGCTTTAGATTTGGAACTAGAACTAGGCACTGAATTTTTACCTAATTTCATAATTACGATCTATATATTTACGAGACAAAATATTTTGTGCTCTATTATTATATATAGAAGATGTCATATATATTGGTTATTACTAGTATAGCCTTGATACTTGGGCTCTATTATTGTATTACAACAGAACCATCTACTTCGTATTTACTATCAAAAGAAGGGTTTGAAGATGAAACAAAAAGTGAAGAACATTCTGAACATTCTGAAGATCCAGAATCTTCTCCTATCAAATTAGACGCATCTGCTTGTCCTGATGTATTAATTCAAAAAGATGGTAAGTTCTTCTTGTATAACAGTAAAAAACAAAAGGTTCCAGGTGTCAATCCAATTGTTCTAAATAATTTAGAAGAATATGTAGAGTTCACAAAATGGCAACGTAAAAACGATATTCGATGTCCTGTTTTACAATTACAAGCAACTGAAGATACACAAGGAAACTGTTCTTATAAAGTCCAAGAAAACGTTTTAGATCCTGATGGTGGAAATCCACCATCATCAAACCAACCAGTTCAACAATCATTTAATATGATGGCAAATATTGAATTAGCAGGTATTAACAATTCTCCATTTTTCACACAAGGTGGTGGTAAAGGTGAAATTACAGGAAAGGGAGCTTTGGAAACTGGTCCTATTAAAACAAAACTTATTGATGCTACCCGAAATGATCCACCGTATAACATCGGATCTGTTCCAAGTTATGACTCCACATCTTTTTACCAGGGAACTAAAACACCTTTAGATGAAATGTTGAAAAGACAACGTGAACTTCCAGAAAGTCCTAGTGCTATGGATTCTAACTGGGGTGGAAGAGCATATACAGAAGATCTCATTTCTAAAGGTGAGTTTGATGGACGTATGAGAAGAGATATGCAAATGTCGGCTCCTGTTTCTAGAAAAAGATCGAAAAAAAAACAATATAAACCATAATAAGAACAATTCAAACATTTCAAAACGAATTAACTTACTGTTAATTCGTTTTTTCTTCCTCTTCTTTCTTCACCTTGTGTTAATTTTTCGTTTATATAATTAGCTACGAGATGATACTCTTTAAGTAATCTAGACTCATATAGTGTCCCACCCCCATAAACAGAATAAGGATTCTTTTTTCCATATACACCTCTACCTGTAGGTCTCAACCAACAAACAGATACGTTATATTTATACCATTCAGAAAGTTCTAATTTCAATCTAAGTCTTGAAAATTTATTTCTTGGTTTTTGTTTTTCAGTTTCGATTTCTTTCATTTGGTCTACAGTATATCCATTTGCAAAGTAACAATAACTAGTAATTACATTTTCTATATCACAAGGGATATTTAACTCTGTTGCAAGCTTGTTTATAACTACGTTCATTTATAAACAAACAGATTTATGATTTTATTTTAGTGTAACCAGTCAATAAAAGAAAATCCTGTTCAATTTTATTTTTGTTTTATTTCCCGTCAATGTAATCCAATGCTCCTCCTAATCCTGCTTTTGCATTTTGAAACATAGCCATTTCATCTGCAATTTCTTTGAACTTCTCATCCTCTCCATATTTAACAGCTCCAAGTTTATGCAATGAATCTATTTTCAATAATTCAAACAAATCATCTGCTTTCAATATTGCTTTCTCATAATCTTTTCTGTATTTTGTTACCAATAATGAATCATCAATTTGATTCACTAATGTTTCTAATTTTTCAGCTACTTCAGGTGCAGCGTTTCCTCTATCTTCAAAACCTTCCACAGTGAGTTCACTGTTGTTTGATAGACTTTGAACATAAGTTGATTCTAAATTCTTATAATTGAAAAATGCGTATCCTACTAAAATAGTTAACACTACAATCGCTAGAAGTTTCAAATTTTCGTTCATTTTTATATGGATTTACTTATATTATAAGTCGGTATATTATTTTTTGAATTACACCTCTTTTCTTTAAAACAACGATTATATTGAAAATTAAATATCTTTAATAGATTCAATACCTTCATGGAATGCATTTATTTTTTTGGCAAACGATTTACACTTTTTAATAATTTCATCTTCGCTATCTTGATTTGGATTAAGATGTTTTAATTCTAGTAAACATGTTAGTTTCAAAGATTCTAAATAATCTTTTGAAAGACTAGCTGTGTCAGAATAATCCTTTTTATATTTATTATATCTCAATGTATCTTCCAAATCTGAAACTTTTTGTGCAAGATCTTCGTTTAATGATTCTACACCACCTCTCTTATCACTATCATCTTTATCATCCTTATTCTTCATACCTTCAATCTTTTTACGATGTAAATAATTAGAATCAACTGGTCTGTCAATATAGCTGATTAATAATGCTATAATAAGCAAAGCTATCACAAAAAGATAAATATTTTCAAAACTCTTCATATAAATTAAATGAATATAATAATGCAAATACGATACCTCATTTTTTAAGAAATACTATGATTTTTTCACACACACTTTTAGATATCTTTCGAATTTTACCATTTGAACTAGTATACGTTAGTTTCTGTAAATCACATTCTTCGGTGTTTATTTGATGAATTAGTTCACTAATCGTTCCATATTCTTTCATGATAGCAGATGCAGTTGTGTTACTAACTCCTGGTATCTGACATAACATTATGTGTCCTATATTTTCTCTCGTAACATTGTCTTTCTTTTGTATTTTAATTGCTTCTTCATATTTTGGTGTAGGGGTATCTGGATTTTCAATTGTATTTTCCAAATCCTTTTCTGTAGATGTGTTTTTATAGTACATACTTACTGATGTTTTTTTCAGCTTCCTTGCTACATTACATACATAATTAGCAGTATCCATTACTGATCCAGATCTGTAAATAGAAAACCCCTTTAGGAGAGAAAGAGAGATAATGGATCCATAGAGAGATTGTGTATCAACCAACGTACTTTTAAACCCCATTGGATTTGTGAGAGAACCCTCTAACAAATACACTATATTATGATTATGATAATCACTAGATGCAAGACGCATAGATTGTTCTTTATATCTACCGTCTTTAATACTGGCTGATAAATCACGAATTGTTTTTCTCTCTATGATAATAGAATGTTCTTTGTCAATGCCTTCTATTTCAATGTCTCCAATTAGTAAATTGGTTGTTTCAATAGATAATTCGTGAAATATCTTTTCATTTTCTACTAGTTTCTCAATGTGTTCAATTAATTCTTTCTCTCTGTAATCTATCTTAATTGACATAATAATGAAGATAGATTTATTTGGTGTATCTCTTTAATACAAATTACTTAATATAAAGGTCAACAACTTACTTCTTAACTTTGGTAGGATCCTTGCAACAAGCTCCAGTAACACGGTTGGTTACTGCACTGATGTTAGCAATTGCAGGGTATAAAGCAAAATTAATAAGTCCAGGTTTCTTGTTTCCTCCAACGGAACCTCCGCTCTCAGGTCCTCTGTTTGCGATAGTTTGTTTATAAGCACGTGCCTTAGAAGCCATCTTTATTATACAGTATACAAATAATAAAATTGATATAGAAGTTATAAATTAATTAGTATTATTATTGATAGATAATGATAGAACCTGAAGTTTATAAACAAATACTAAATGACGATGACGTTACAAAAATGAACGAGAATCTTGTATTCAATCCATATAATCCATTAAATAAGGAAATTACGCATGACGAAGTCAAGACAATCTTGGCTACATATGGGATTCCTCCAATGGTTTACAACATGGAATTATATAAAAGAGCATTTGTACATAGATCTTATACAAAGCGTCCTCATCTAGAAAACGTAGAACAAAATATTATTGTTGTTGACCAGCCTGAAGATTGTTTACCTTTAAAACAAAAGTCCAATGAACGTCAAGAGTTTCTTGGAGATGGTGTACTAGAACTAATTACTAAATATATTTTGTATAAGCGATTTCCTAAAGAAAATGAGGGGTTTATGACTGAAAAAAAGATTGCTATTGTTAAAAATGAAAATATTGGTAGAATCGCTTACGAAATGGGTCTTCATAAATGGTTAATTATTTCAAAAAACGCAGAAGAAAAGAAAACACGAACTAATTTGAAAAAGTTAGGATGTTTGTTTGAATCATTTATCGGTGCATTGTTTCTAGATTATAACAAAATAAATATCAAAGATGAGGAGGGTTGGTTTGATCAAATATTTATTTGTGGTCCTGGATTTCAAATGGCACAAAAATTTGTAGAAACTATATTTGAACGTCATATTGATTGGGTTGAACTTATTAAGAATGATGACAACTATAAAAACATTTTACAAGTAAAAATCCAAAAAGAGTTTAAGGTGACACCACATTATATTGAATTAAATGTCACAGATGAAGAAGGTTATCATATGGGTGTTTTCCTATGTGTAGGGGATCAAATACATAATATGAATACTTCCAATTCTATTCCCTATACAGATTTCGGAAGTTTTGACGCTATTCAACAATATATCACGCAAAATGAAAAGGTTCTTGTATTCTTAGGGGAAGGATTACATAAAATTAAAAAGAAGGCTGAGCAGATGGCGTGCAATAGTGTAATTAAACTGATTGATAATTCAACCACAAGTTAATTATGTATGAATCAAAAATCACCAACTAACGCTAATATGTAATAAAAACATTATATGATTAAATTATATAGGAGTTATATAATGTCTTTAGAACAAATAAAAGAAAAATTAAAGAGAAAACCAGTCGCACAACAAGAACAGGGTGTATACGTAAGTGTTTCTCTTATTTCTTTTGATGATGACACTACCAAAGTTAACATTGACGATAATGATGGTGATAATGATGGTGATAATGATGACAATGTTAATACCAATGCCACTATGATTACCTTACAAAAACAAAACTTGGATTATGAATCTATAATGAAAAAACTAAGGGATAATAAAGTATTGCGGGTAGTTAACGAAGACGAAGTTATACAAAAGAAGAAAGATCCAACCACTGTATTTGAAGATGTTATCGAGTCAACCAAAAGAACAGCGCCTTCAAAACTTACTGAAAAATTAACAATTGCCGATATTTCCCGTTTAGAAGATGATGAAAATGAAATCATTGTAGAGAAAGTTCGTCGCACAAGACAACCTCCCAAAGGTGTTTCTGAATTACCTCCTGAAGAGTGGGTTGATATAGAAAATGAATCACTTATTACTAAAATACCCACACCTAATCCAGGTGCAGAAACAAGAGTTTCGAGTTATTATATGAATAATCGTAAACATTTTGTTAATTTCATTAACTCTTATTTTTCTCAATACAGAGATGACGTATTGAATGAAGAATTATCTATTTCCTGTGATGATATAGGCAAAGACGAAAATGCAGATTTCAAATTATTAATACATCAAAAAATTGTAAGAGACTATTTGAACTTGTATACGCCTTACCGTGGTCTTCTTTTATTTCACGGTTTGGGTAGTGGCAAAACATGTTCTTCTATTGCCATAGCAGAAGGTATGAATAGTGCTAAAAAGGTTCACATATTGACACCTAAATCACTAAAACGTAATTATATGGAAGAATTAAAAAAATGTGGTGATCGTATCTTTAAAAAAGACCAGCATTGGAAATTTATCAGCGTTAAGAAAAATGCAGACATTATTCCAACATTAAGTGCTGCAATAGGTATTACAGAAGCATACATAAAAAAGAAAAAAGGTGTTTGGCTAATGGATCAAAATAAAGAGTCGAACTATAACCAACTTGAAGCATCAGAATTAAAATCGCTTGATGACCAAATAGACGAAATGATTGAAAACAAGTATCATTTCATAAAATACAATGGTCTTCGCAGAGAAAGACTACGTGCTATGACGGACGATTATAAAACAAATATATTTGATCATTCTGTTGTAATTATTGACGAAGCTCATAATTTTATTAGCAGAATAGCTAATAAACTAAAAAAAGAAAAGGATGTAAAATACGATAAGCAAGGAGATATTGAAAAGTATCCTATTTCCATTGCATTAGTGATGTATGAAATGTTAATGCAAGCACAAGATGTTCGTATTGTTTTCTTGACTGGAACACCTATTATTAATTATCCAAACGAGTTGGGAATATTATTCAATATACTTCGTGGATACATAAAAACATGGAATGTACACGTAACATCGAAAGAAGGATATGCAAAAACAAGCGAGAAAATAAAATCTTTGTTTGGATCAGATAAATTTATGGATACATTTGAATACACAAAAGACAATGTATTGAAAGTAACTCGAAACCCATTTGGATTTGAAACAAGTATGGAAAAGGGGAAATATGCAGGTGTAACTACATTGAAAAAAGAAGGAAGTGAAACATATGTTTTAAATGAACGTGGTCAAATAAGTGATGACGATTTTAAGAAACGTCTTTTCAGTATATTGCGATCCAATGATTTGGAAATAAATCCACATAAGACTGAAATAACTTATTTCAAAGCTCTTCCTGATGATTTGGAACTTTTCAATAAAACTTTTTTGGGTGAAAATCAAACAATTGTGAATGAATCTCTATTTAAAAGTAGAATATTAGGGCTTACGTCTTACTTTCGAAGTGCACAAGAAGGGTTGTTACCTAAATATGATACAGCAACTGATTTCCAAGTTATTAAAATACCTATGAGTGATTATCAATTAGGTGTATATGAATCTGCACGATCTGCAGAACGTAAAGAAGAAATTGGTAAACGTAAAAAAGCACCAAAACGAAATGCAGATGGATTATTTGAAGAACCAACATCTACCTATCGTATTTTTTCACGTCTTTATTGTAATTTTGTGATGCCTATTCCTCCTGGACGACCTTTACCACGAGAAGATAAAATGGAAGAATCTTATGAGAAAGCAACAGGTGAACAAAATAAAAAAGGATCAAATGATTTAGAAGGGAATGATGCAGATGAAGAAGAAGGTGACGAAGTTATTGAAAAAACAGCAGATGTAAGTTATCCTATGAGAATTGCAAATGCAATGAAATATCTTCAGGATAATGGAAGAAACGTTTTTTCAAAAGATGGATTGGAAACATACAGTCCCAAGTTTTTGGCAATGATTGAAAATATTTCTGATCCTGACCATCAAGGATTGCATTTAGTTTATAGTCAATTTCGAACAATGGAAGGTATTGGTTTATTTAAAATGGCACTTGATTTTAATGGATATGCACAATTCAAAGTGAAAAAGGGTGCAGATGGTATTTGGGGATTGAATATCAATGAAGAAGATTTTGGAAAACCAATGTATGCTCTTTATACTGGAACAGAAAGTGATGAAGAAAAGGAACTTATTCGAAATATTTATAATAGTAATTGGGATCCTAATTTACCCATTACCAAAACTCTTGGCGAAATAGCAAATCATAACCATATGGGTGAAATTATTAAAGTTCTTATGATTACGGCATCTGGATCAGAAGGTATTAATTTAAGAAGCACAAGATTTGTTCATATAATGGAACCTTATTGGCATCCAACACGCAAAGATCAAATTATTGGTCGAGCACGTCGTATTTGTAGTCATAAAGCTTTACCTGAAGATATGCAAGACGTTCGTGTGTTTATGTATTTGATGGAAATAACAAAAGAGCAATTGACAGATAAAGTATCCAAAGATATGAAATTAAAAGATTTGAGTAAACTACAATATCCAGTGACACCAGACAGTGATAAAAAAGAATATCGTGTTCAAACAAGTGATGAAACATTGTTTGAAATATCGACCATTAAAGAAAAGGTTATTTCTGGTCTTACTAGATTAATTAAAGAGGCATCTATTGATTGTGCAGTATACTCAAAGCGTGGAACAACTGAACAAATTGAATGTGTTCAATATGGTCAACCAAGGCTAAGAGATCTTTCATATTTACCTGATATTTCCAAACAACCTTCTGAACAAACAATAACTAAAAATCAAGAAAAAATTACTTGGCGTGGTCAAGAATATGAATTACGTGGTAAAAAGTATATTTATAGAAAAATGAGTAATGATGTTGCTAACTTATATGATGTGGAAAGTTATTATCAAGCTCTTGAGAATCCAAATATTGAACCGCGTTTAGTTGCTATTGAAGAAAAGAAAAATGGTAAATTGTTTATACGTAATTTGTAATTATTTGATAAATATATATGTACGTTATATATACGTAAATATATATGACTAGTTCTACAAGAAAAAAAAATAAGAAATCTAATAAATCTAATAAATCTAGAAAACCTCGAGCAAAAAAACGTGTCAATAACCGTATCACACGAAGAAATAAAATACACAAACAAAGAGGAGGCCAAGTTTCACCATTAATTAATGCAGTCCAAAATGGGGATTTAAACACGGTGATGGAGATGTTGCCTCCTGGTACAGATGTGAACCAGGCCGGTATTGAGGGTATGACTCCACTGTACATGGCCTCCCGTGAAGGACACCTGGAGGTGGTGAATTATCTCATTGATATACATGCCGATGTGAACAAGGCCGATGATTACGGTCAGACTCCACTGTACGTGGCCTCCATGGAAGGGCACTTGAAGGTAGTGCAGGCCCTCTTGGACGCGAAGGCGGAGGTGAACAAGGCCAGTAATGGCGGTAGGACTCCACTGTACTGGGCCTCCTATAATGGGCACGTGGAGGTGGTGAAGACCCTCCTGGCAGCCGAGGCGGAGGTGGACAAGGCCACTAGTGGCGGTGAGACTCCACTGCTGCTGGCCTCCTATAATGGGCACGTGGAGGTGGTGAAGACCCTCCTGGCAGCCAAAGCAGACGTGGACAAGGCCAGTAGTGACCGTAGGTCTCCACTGTACTTGGCCTCCAATAATGGGCACCTGGAGGTAGTGAAGACCCTCCTCAAAGCGAACGCGTATGTGAACAAGGCCGATAAGTGGGGTAGCACTCCACTGCACAGGGCCTCCAAGGAAGGGCACGTGGAGGTAGTGAATGCCCTGCTGGATGCGGATGCGGAGGTGAACAGGGCCGAAATTAACGGTTGGCTCCCACTGCATGAGGCCTCCGATAGGGGGCACGTGGAGGTGGTGAAGGCTCTGCTGGCAGCCGAGGCGAACAAGAACGCTAATGCTGACGGTAATACTCCACTGATCATGGCCTCCCGTAATGACCACTTGGAAGTGGTGAAGGCTCTGCTGGGCGCGGAGGCAGATGTGAACAAGGCCAGTATTAATGATGGTTGGACTCCACTGTTCTTTGCCTCCCGTAGGGGAAACTCGGAGGTGGTGCAGGCTTTGCTGGGCGCGGGGGCAGATGTGAACAAGATCAGTAAACGTGGTGAGACTCCACTGTTCGCGGCATCCCGTAAGGGGCACTTGGAGATAGTGAAGGCTCTGGTGGACGCCGGGACAGATGTGAATATACGTAATATTGACGATTACTCAGCGGTGTATTATGCATCCATGAATTTGGAAAAGTATAAAGAAATTGCGAAGAACAAAAAGATTATATCACTATTGATGCATACACTCGTAGATAAATACTACCCGAAATATAAATCAATTCATGCTAGAATGGATAACGTAGAAGAAGAATGGCGACGTGCTGTGGGACGACAATGTGCGGCAGAAGTTGGTGTCTACGCTCGATCACGTCCACCAACCTTTAACCCAAATGTTGGTTGGACAGGAGAGGTGGAGGAAGGTAAAAGTCTACCACTTGATATTATTCCTCAGGTTGCAAAGTTCATTGGCGGAAAGCGTAAAACCAAGAAATCTAGAAAATGTAAGAAATCCAAACTATCCCGAAAGAAATAAATATATATGTACGTTATATATACGTAAATATATATGACTAGTTTTACAAGAAAGAGATTTAATATATCTAAGAAATCTAAGAAATCTAGAAAACCTCGAACAAAAAAACGTTCTAAGAAGCGTATCACTCGAAGAACCAGAATAAAAAAAGGAGGAATGGATGATGAACAACCAACTATGAAAATGGACGAAATCCAGCACCACAGCATTCGTCTAATGAATACAATAAACTCGCGACTTGATTATAGATTCACAATGGATTTAAAAGTAGAAAATGTTAGACTAATATTGAACTCATTAGGAACACCAGCAAATCGGAAAGCAGTTCTCAACACAAATTCTGACGGATCACAGTTACCATTACATGCTGCCGCTTTGAGAGGGAATGGTGAAATGGTAAGACTTCTATTAGATAAGGGCGCAGATGCGAATGCGAGAAATATATCTGAAGAAACACCATTACATTATGCAGCCAAGTATGGTCCTTCTTTTACTAGTGGAAATGCAAGGATTCTTGTTGAGGAGGGAGGTGCAGATATAGATGCTAAGGATAGGGATGGTAAAACACCACTTGTTATTGCAAGGAAGGAAGAAAACAAATTGGTTGAAAGGTATCTTGAGGAATTGTTGAAAGAGCGTGGAAGTGGATACGCAAATAGGTTTCGTCGTACGTTTGAACCTGAACAGATAGAAGAAACAATTAATTCAGCAATCATTTCAAGACATTCAAGACCTGCACGCACGTATACAGAAAAAAAGGATGACAATGAATTCAGATATACTCCACAACCACCACCACGTGGTGGAAAGCGTAAAACCAAGAAACGGTCTAAGAAAAGTAAAACCAGTAAATCAATATGATAGAACTGTCTAATAAATTGGGATAATTCATATAACAACAAATTATTTATTATATCATTTGTTGTTATTTGTAAATGTGTAAATATCCAAACATCTAAATATCTAGACTCACAGTATTTTTATCGGAAGTTCTTCGTCTACGAGATTTCTTGGGAACATTGGCTGTAGATTGAAGATCTTTCAAATCCTGAATACTTATGGTACTGCTTTCATTATTATTAAAGCTTTCTTCCATATTTTCATTAATAGATGGTGGTGGACCACCTCCCATACTTACTTTCTTTGTTTTTAATCCCGATAAAATGGAATCTATGTCACTTGGTCCTTTCATTTCTGCTCGTTGTTGTTCAACAACTGGTGGTGGAATAGGAACATTGGGACGTCTTGAACTCTTTGGTGGATCAGATGCAGAAGCAAAGTTTTCACTGATATTTATACCATCATCTGCAACACCACGTCTTGCTTTAGCACGTGCTGAAAAACTATTATCGTTTCCGGGTCTACTGTCGGGAGGAGGTGCGGAACCAGGGCCTTGTGTTCGCATAGGAGGTGGAGGACCACTTCCCATAGGAGGCATTGGATCATCATTTGACATACTGTTCATAAATCCTGAAAATCCAGGAGTATTATTACTCATTGAGTTCACAGCTGCCTTTTGAAATTGTTGTGCCAATTCGGGATTTTGACGTAAGATATCATCCATACCAGGCATAGCAGACTTAAACATTGTGTTTGTCATATGCAACATAGCAGCACTTCCACCTAATTGAAAAAGTAATTTTAATTCAGGTGCCATTGTTGCCTTAGATTTATATTTATCGTAAAGTTCTCCAAATACTTCGTCATAATCATCAATGTTCTCACCAACTTGTTCACTCCATCCGTCAAGCTTTAAATCAAAAGGATCAAACCGATTATTTAAAAACTCTAAACCATTGATACAAGTCATCAACATATTTCCCGAAAACTTAATTGAGTTTTGTTTTGCTTTCTCATCCATAATGGTTTCATATTCGCCTTTCATTTCCAAAATTGGAGATTCCATCGTATATTTTTTAGACAATTGAACACCTTTCATTTCCAATGCTTCAAGTTTTCTCAATAATTGAAACTTTTCTCGAAGTAATTCTTCCTTCGTTTGTGCTTGTTTTGGCGCTTCACTAATATCGGGTGTTACTGGAATCTCATTAAACTTATTAAAACCGTCCCAAGTTCCATTGTTTTCAGGAACAGAAGATGTATTCTTACCAAGATTATCATTATCATCAAACTTGACACTAATAGGAGGAAGATCATCTACATTTTCATCAATATCATTCAAATCAGGAATAGGGTCGGTAAATATAGAACTTTTTGAAATAGCAGGTTCGTCACTAGAACCGGTAATTTCATTTAATTCATTTTCCAATTCCTCAAGATCATTTAATTTTATACCATCATCACCCGAACCAGATTTACTTGGATCGGTTTTTTCATTCATAAGAAGTTCAATACCACCTCCAAAATTTGTTGTTCCTTTACCCTTTGACATTCCAGGCATACTATCGTCTAAACTAGAGAGATCAATAACTTCGCTATCCATTAATACTTATAAATACTAATTAACTTTAAGTCTTACGAATTATAATTAATTACGCTACATTTTATTTTTTATATACCACATTCCTTGTAAGAAACAATCGGCTAAATCATCCTTTTTTTTATGATTATTAAAAAAATCAACCCAACTTGTAAATGATTCACTAATGATCCCTAAACATTTCGTTATTCCTGCTTTTTTTCTTTGTGCATAAGAATCATGTAATTCTTCGTCTTTCAACTTGTTTGAAGAAGAAATAAACTCTACATCTAAAAAATCATTTTTCATTAAAAAGTATTGTGATAACATACCTTGAACTGTTTTCATACGATTAGCAATAGGACTAATTTGATTTTCAATGAGAACTAATTCAATATCATCAAAATTTTCCAAAAGTTTGTCTACTTTTACAGAAATATTTCGTCCTATTGTAACTATATCCAATTTTGTAGCGTCTACTTTATCTACGCTATCAAAGCATTTGGTTTTATGATAATCAACTATAACACCCATTAAATCATTTTTTTTAATAGGCGAATCATATGTAATACAATGTTTTTCTGCAATTTCTTTTAACTTTCCCAAAGTTTGTTTTTTCAAATATTTTAACTCTAAATCTGCAGTAGGTCTCATATAATTTTCTTTTTTCGAATGTTTCAAACAATAATACTTCCCATCTTTACCATATTTTACTTCACCATTACATATTCCATCTCCACCCATACACTTATATGTTTCTTTCTGTGTTACATTGAGCACTTCCCATTTATAAATAGATACCGTATCTACAGAACCCGATTCATTTTTTTTCACTTCAAATACACAAATGGCAAGATTCTTAATACCTACATCAATACTCACTATTTTCATTTAATATAATAAGTGACGATCTAAGTTAATTTCTTCTAGTCTACATACTTTTTTTATTTTTTGTTTAAATATTGTTTCGCCTAACTAATTAATTATATTATGATAAAAGCATAATATGTAATTTAAATTGTTAAATGGATAAATAATATACTTGTTATTCAGTAAGTATATTATTCACTTAATAATAGCATTCTGTTTAGTATTTGTTCATAGAAGAACTGTACACGCTGGGAGAAGTTTTCATCAATTGTAGTTGTTCTCTGTTCAAATATAACTCTTTCAAATTACTAGAAAAAGTTTGGTCAACATTGGTCATATCAAAACTATCCTTGTAAAGAAAGGGGGTTTTCAAGTTTTGATTCTCAATATCTTGTCCTTGTTCTTTATGAATACCCATAGTATTGTGAGGGTTTTCCATTAATTTGTGACGGAAGTTGACTTTCATTATTTTTGTAGCATTATGTGTTAAATATTTTCTATATTCCCAATTAGATCCAGATCTAGAAAAGTTCTTAAGTTGGTGATCAACACCAGATTCTGTATAAAAACTTGCTCCTCCTTGACGTCTATCTTCCATTAAAGCTGGTTTGTCATGATGCGTGTTATTTGTAGGATTGTAATGGACACCGAGATCACCCATAATACTATATACCAATATTATTTATTATTGCATAGAAAGCATTTCAACTAGCTTATTTTTTTTCATATTCTTTGATTTTGATTCATTAATGAGTCCTTTTTCAACAGCCAACTTTTTAAGTTCAGAAGTAGTAAGCTTTGTGTAGTCAATGGTAGTATCTCCCTCGGGAATTACTAATATCTTACTATCACCATCATTAATCACACCGTCAATATCCACTTCTTCTATAAGTTCATCTTTCAAACTGATAATCTTACTTTCTGGTTCGCTATCTTTAATATCCTCATTTTCCATCTTTTTATTTTCATCTTCTTCATCTACATCCTCCTCATTGTCATCATCCTCGTCATCATCCTCGTCGTCATCATCCTCTTCCTCTTCTTCCTCTTCTTCCTCTTCGTCTTCATCGTCATCGTCATCTTCATCATCACTATCACCTTCTTCGTCACTGTCAACCTCATCGTCGTCTTCCTCGTAATTGTTCTCTCCATCAGAAACGTCTATTAGCTTTGAATCAGAGTTTAACATTTCAACATTCATCATAGCTACATCATCTGAACTTAATGTTATGTTTTCTCTAGTATCATCGTTTGTTTCATTCCAATTTCCATCTAAAGGAGGGATGTCTAAATCTCCTGAACCAGTTTTCAAATTGTTTACTTCAGAAACAACACTTGTAACTAAATCCATCATTGCTTTCATCTTTACACTTTGTTGTTCAATCTTGTTATATAAAATAAATGATATTGCGCCTACCAAAACCATAGTTATTGCCAAGGTTAAAACAAATGAAAAATTAAAGATCTCACTCATTCCTAATACAAACAAACCACATTAAATTTTGCAAAATAATACGAATGGTTAAGATATTTATTCTTTTATCTCTTTAGTGATTTTCTTTGTCTTCTTACTCATATGTAATTTATTAATAATGTCTGTTGGATAATTCATTTGTCGCAGTATTTCAATTCCACCGTCCACTTGATTGATACCTTTTTCCATAGAATACGTATAATCATAAACATCCTTGTTTACATTTACTTTCATTCTATACATTTCCACACCACCTAAAGATTCTAATTTATTACATAATTCTTTGTAATGTGTAGTTAGAACAAAATCAACTTGTTTTATATCATTTAGATGCGATAAATATGCGTGACCACATTTAATAGCCTCTTCTGGATTTGTTCCTGAATATAGTTCATCAAACATACAGAAATGTCGATCTGTCTTAGAAGTTTTCTTTGATTGTTGTATGATATCCAAGATTTCTTTACATTTTCTGCTTTCGGATTGGAATAAACTATCTCTCCCAGATGTATCCGGAACATTTAAATAACAATGTAAATGTTTGTATGGTACAAATGTAAAGTTGTCATAAAATCCACATCCGTATTGTTGTGTAAAAATAATATTTAATAACATTGATTTTAATATAGTTGTTTTTCCAGAAGCATTGGGTCCTGTAATGACAAAATCTTTTTTCGTTTTAAAACTATTTTTAATTGGGTCACCATTCATTAGTGCAGGATAATACATATTTTCTATTTTCATAGACGAATCATTCTTCTTCTTTTTCTTCGATTTCTTTTGTAATGTTCCGAAACACATTTTTTTGTTATCCAAGTTTCTTTTGATTCCTTCAATATTATCCAAATAACCACAAAATCCAAATAGAAAACACATTGTTTCATTGTATTGCATCTTGGTGTGCAAATCATAAAATCCTTTCAAAACAGTTCCTAAATTACACAATTTTTTAATGGAAATAGAAAACGGAGGTATGCGATCTATGTGTCCCATAATTGTCTTCATTATTGATTTATGTGTTTCTAAAATAACTTGAAAGTTTTTGTAGGTAGGTAAAGATTGTGTATTTTCTTCAAAATTGCCAATACGTTCTGACATCATTTTAATGAATGAAGATATTGAAAACATATCTTGGTGTATCGACTTCATATTATTGTAAAACTTTCTACATACTTGCACATTCTGATAAAGAGATAAAAAATACAACCCGAGAGAAACCAACATATAAACTTTCTGTTGAAGAGATGCATCAGAAAACCCAGTAAATACTCTTGAAAGCACGTGTGTTTTTGCGATTGATCTAAAAATAATCATATACTCTTCAAATGTAACATCAATATTTTTCATCTTCAAAACAAAGAATGGAACAACAAGTATAACAAGAGGAACTAAAAGAGCTAATACAGGAGAGGCTAGATTATACATACTCATAAATTGCAAAAATAGCTCATTTTCATTTAAAAACAGTAACATATCCCATTCAACATAATTATATCTGTCTTTGAAATCTTTATGTGTGGTAATTGATTTCCAGCATTCATATACTTTTTTAACATCACATTTTTCATTTGGTTCACAAGGAACTATGCTTTTCAGGTAACATTGTGTATCATTTATAAACTCTATATCAGTTGTATAATATTTGGAAGTTTCTTTACCAACAACCTTTCCCAAATCTGTAGTATCGTTATATAACCACTGTATCATAGGCCTATTTGAAGGATCTATGGTCTTGTTTATTTCAAGATCTGTAATAATGTCTTTCGACAATGTAATATGATAAGGATTAAAATAAATAGGAGGCTTAAAATGTTTGTTTATATTTTCATCCAAAATATTCACATTTGTGTTCTTTGTATTCTTATTTTGGGTTGTCATATTTCTAGCTAGACAGTATATTATATCTGAAATAGATAAAATATAGTGTAATCATACGAGCGAATTAAATAGGAAGATCTGCAGGTAACTCAGTAATTTGCGTGTTGTAAAAACTCTCAATATTTCTCATCTTATCAACGTCTCTTTGTACAATAAAATTAATACCCACTCCTTTTCTACCCCACCTACCACTTCTTCCAATTCTATGAAGATAGGTCGCAGTATCTCGAGGGATATCAAAATTAATAACACAACTAACCTGCTGAATATCAATACCTCTTGCGGTAACATTAGAAGAAATAAGAACACGATACACACCTTGTCTAAAATCAGACAATGACTTTTCTCTTAAATCTTTTGACATATTAGAATGAATACAGCATACAGGATATCCATCTGAAACCATTGCTTGATGTAAATCAGTAACACGCTTTACACTATTTGTATAAATAATGCAATGAGAAACAGAAAACTTCCCGTATAAATCAACAAGTGTTTCATATTTTTGAACATCATCTTGTACAGCCACATAGTATTGTGATATTCCCTCTAAAGTAAGCTGTTCTGCTTTAACAACAATCTTTACCGGATCTTTCATAAAATCACCCGTTACATCAAACACGTATCTTGGTAACGTAGCGCTAAAAATACAGGTTTGAACCTTCTCGGGTAAATAACGGAAAATAGACTGAACTTGTTCTTTAAAACCAGAAGACAACATTTCATCTGCTTCATCCAAAATAAATATTTTTACATTTGATGTATCTAGACATCTTCTTTTTATCATATCAAAAACTCTCCCAGATGTGCCAATAATAACGTGTGGATTTGCATTTTTCAACATACTTACATGACTATCAACGGAAACACCACCAACAAGGGTCTCTATTTGAATACCCTCCAAAAAAGTACACATTGATTTAAATACAGATGTTATCTGCGTACTCAATTCTCTAGTTGGAGACAAACATATAATTTGTGTTGCCTTTAGAGAAACATCAATAGATGAAAGCGAACCTATAGCAAATGTTGCAGTTTTTCCGGTTCCAGATTGTGCTTGTGCAATTAGATCTTTTCCATCAATAATTGGACGAATTGCTTTTTTTTGAATAGGACTTGGTATTTCATAACCATAACTATAAACACCACGTAAAATATTTGGGGGAAGATCCATATCTTCCCACTTATCAAAAACTTGAATATTAGAATCCTTTTCTTCAACAGGAGCCTGTTCTATTCTACTCGAATAATGTTGCATTGAAACAATATCATCTGAGGACATGTTGGGTTTAAACATGTTTCTGGCCATATTTCTTCAAATGATAATTTATATTACTAACACGTGTTTAAGTGTATTTATTATTAGTATAATACTTATTCATATGAGAACTACCACATTTTATTATTTTCATTAATTTAGTTATCGATATTGTGAAAATCGTTTTCGTAACACATTACAGGAGTTAATTATATTATATTATTAGTTAAACTATATAAATATTTTTAATTACAACATTATAGTAATCAAAGTGTGAATGGTGAAATATTCTATTTACGATTTCCAGAGTATCCAAGACAATGGATTTGTAGTAGACTTACCAACCAAAACAATAGAATTAATCTCTACTTTGTCACAACACGTAGGGTCACCTACTTATATTAAGACCCCTGTGTTTAATAAAAAAGATTCTAATTACAATGAAAATAAAAGAAAGAAGGGGAGATTCAGACATAATGATACGACAAATAATAATTCACAAGATAATCAATCTAATATTATATTCAAACTAAATACAAATACTGTGAAAAAGGAAGGCATTGATTTACAAGTTCAAAATATGAGGTCAATTATAAATAAAATCGGTAAGGGAAATAATGAAGAATTATACAATGATTTGTTTAATGTTATAAATGAAATAATTGGTTCTGATATTTCAAAAGAAGATTCTGACCGTAGTATACGTTTACTGGTAGATATACTATCACACACTAAGTTTTATACTAAGATTTATACTGAACTATTTTCCATATTACTTGAAAAGTACAAAATATTGAAGGATGCTTTTAGTGGAAAAATGACTGATTATATGATAAGTTACGAATCGATTGTAGAGATGAATCCAGACAAAGATTATGATCTATTTTGTAAAACAAATAAAGAAAACGATATTAGAAAATCTATATCGACATTTTACTTGAACTTGTACCTCAAGAATAAAGTAAATAAAATAGATTTTTACAAGAATCTCAAAATTATTTCAACAAAGTTATTTGACGATATATCAAAAGAATGTAATAAGTATTCAAATGACGAAATTATAGAAAACATTTGTATTTTTATGTCTGAAGATGTAGTTGTTGAAGAATGTAAGAATGTTATTATTTCTGATGATATTTCTATTCATCATTTTTTAAATAATATGGCTACTGGCAGATCTGAAAAGCCATCAGGTCTTTCAACAAAAGCATTGTTTAAGCTTATGGATACATTAAAGATTAAATAATTGTTACATTACATTTTCATTCACACTTTGATCTCGTCATTTTATTTTTTAAAATGACTAGTGACTAGATACAAACAATAAACAGTAAAAATGAATAAAGATTATGTTGTATTATGTGTATAGTATGACGAATATAGATCAAAACATATATTACGAAATACAAGAACCAGATAATTTTTATAACAATTATTCAGTAGATGAATCAAAAGAAGAAGAAAATAATCAAATTATAGATAACATTAGTGATATTGGTTTTGAAGATAATAATGAAAATGTTTATAATATTGACAAATATAATGAACTTTCTGAATTTTACACGTTAGATGAAAATGTTCTTATTGAAAAAACATACGAATATTCAAAATACACAATAAAAGAGCTTCTACTCATATGCGAATACTACAACATTCAAAAAATAGTTCAACAGAATAAACTGAAAAAAACTGAAATTATTGATCAGATAATATGGTTTGAATCTCATGAGGAAAACAGAGATTTAACAGAAAAACGATTTTTCTTGTGGAATACGATGTCGGAATTAAAGAAAGATAAAATTCTTCGAAAGTTTATTGTTGGGTGGAAAGTAAATGAGTAAAATACAAATATGGAACATTGTTTCGATAAGCAACTATATAAATATAATCTTATTTATATAATTATAAGTATAATGGTTCTGTCAAAAATAGATACGTCCATTAGTTATCCGGAAAAAAGATCAGTTGAAGATCAAGATAAAGAACAAGATATTGAGCTTTATAAGATAGAGTTCAAAGGATATGAGATTATTGGCGCCATAGGACAAGAACAACAAAAATCTGGAAAAAATAAAAACACTGTTTACTTTCCAATTTATATGATTAAAAACACTGGAAAAGCTATGCAAATAGGAGTATACGAAATTGAGGCAAATGATTTGCTTTATCATACAGATGATAATGGTGAATTAATTATGGATAAAATGCCTGATCCATTACCATACGTATATGTAAGTGATACTATTATTGAAAACAATAGAATGTTGCCACCAGGAAGTGAAAAACAAACAGAAAAGGATGACGAATTACTAGAAAATAATAAAGATTTAGAGGATGAGGATCAAAATCAAGAACAAGAAGAACAAACTGCAACGTCAAGTGCAAATGCAAATGGTGAAGAATCATTTTCTTCCATTAGTAATTTATCAATCCCATCAAATCGTGCAGATATATTTGAATTTGATGCAAATGCAAAAATACCTAAAAAATTAACTGAAGAAACACTTGAAATATCCAGAAAAGAGTTTGAAACATTCGAACTTTCAGATAAAAAATCTGCTACTTGGATTCAAAAAATTATGAAAAATCTGAATTATGGACTAGTTGAAGTTGAGAGCAATGGTGATTGTTTTTTTGCTTCTATACGTGAAGCTTTCTCAGCAATAGGTCAAATTACAAACGTAGAAGCATTACGTAAAAAGTTATCGAGAGAAATAACAGAAGACGTATTCAAAAATTACACAGAACATTTTGTGGTTGCTTCACAACTAATTAAATCAGAAAGAGATAAGGTAAATACGTTGAAGGAATCCTACCAAAAATACAAAACCCTTATTACATCAACAATATCATCTACACAACAAAATGAATATATCAACAATGCAAAAATAGTGGCGAGAGAACACGATGATGCAGCATCAAGTTTTCAAAATGCAAAAGAAATATATGCAGAATATAGTTTTATGCGTAAGATAAAATCAATTGATGATCTAGTAAAAATAGTTCAAACATCAGAGTATTGGGCAGATATATGGGCGATTACAACAATGGAAAGAATATTGAACGTGAAATTTATTATACTTAGTAGTGATGCTGCTAAAAAAGACAGCAACAATATGTTACAATGTGGTATATCTGACGAAATCGTTGCATCTCGAGGAACATTTGAACCAGAGTTTTATATTATTTTAGAACATGCAAATAAAAATCATTTCCGTTTAATTACTTATCACAACAAAACTATTTTTGAATACAGTGAATTACCATACGATTTAAAAATACTTGTTGTCACCAAATGTCTTGAGAAAAACAGTGGCATGTTTATTTACATTCCAGAGTTCAGATATATGACAGAAGAACAAAATAAATCTTCTCTGCAAACACAAGATCAAATTATTGATCTTGATGTATTAACTGCCATAGATTCAAACACAGTATTCCAGTTTTATGATAAGTCAATGGATGGTAGAGCTGGAAAGGGAACAGGAGAGAAAATAGAATCCGTAGGAAAAAAATTTGAGTTTGCAGATTTATCACCAAAAGGAAAATATCCTAACTGGCGAAGAAAATTACATAATAAATATATACATGATGATAACATGAGTATTCCACTAGATAATTATCACTGGAATAGTGCACAACACTATATAGAAGCATCAAAGTTTAAAAATAAAGACGCAGCAGACTTTTATTTCCAGTTTACGAGAGAAAGTGAATCGAATATATCAAAAGATGTAGAACTTGCCATTATTGCAGGAAGCAAAACAGGTAAAAAGGGAAGAAAAATTATTCGACCAGAAAATATTCTCGTAGACAACGATTATTACGGAAAACGTGAAGAGGAAGCAACATTAAAAGCTATGAAAGCTAAGTTTTCTATCCCACATTTTAGAGATTTGTTAAAGGCAACTAAAGATGCTACGCTTAACAAGTATATTTCTCCTGGTAAACCCGTGGAAGTAGATAAGAACTTGGTGAAAATACGAACTTTGCTTTAATAAAAAATATTTATTATATAGAGTCAAATAAACAAACAATGTTTCGTATTCTAGCACTTGGAATGACTATGTTATTACTTTTAGTAAATGATGATTGTTCGTTAAAAAAAATAAACGATATTCGAAAACAAGCAATATATCATATAAAATCGAAAAGAATTAATAAAATTAATAATCCAAAAAAAATGGTTCTCAATTAGACGACATTGATTTTGCTATAATGTGGGCTTACTCGAAATAATTCTAAATCAAAATATGATTTAGGATTATTTTGTATATTATGGTATTAAAATAGACCAGAGTATGTTTTCATTTACGCAAAATAAAACTCTCTCTGTCCTAGAAGAATTACTAGAAGGAGAAGAAAAGGCAAACCATAGAAGAAGATGGTTCTGGTTAAATTATATACGATACTCCTGTTGTTTTTTACGTAATCCGTACAATCGTGAAAAATCAAGTTAATTTCAAATTGCAGTATAAAAACAAGTGTTTATATATACTATGACGTCTGCAAAATTAAATGAATATAGTTCTACCTTGACAGAATGGGCTTCTAAAAAAAACGTAGAACCCTGTATTTCTGAAAAAGCACATACAGAGCAAACAAACAATATTTTAGAATTACTATTCAATGAAATACACCATTCAGCAATGTCAGTTCAAAAAGCGATTCAAATTAATACACCTGCATTTTATAATTTGAAAGTAACAAGTATAAATAACAAAAATCCAATTCCTTATGCGAGTACATTTAACAATGAGTCTTTGCCCCCGTTTACGTTGACACATATTAAAGAAAATACTAAGTCTCAAATATCTTATTCAACTATTATTTTCGGAGTAAAAAAGGTAAGTGTTTTCTTTTTAACAGAAGATAAAGATCCTCAGTCTAATATTGAAATGTATAATCGATATTTTCAACGTATGATTATATGGTTAAAAATAGCATTTAAATACTCAAACTCAGATTGCGGAAATGATCTTGATATTTATCTTTATATGGCTCCCTTTAAAAAAGAATTACCAAAATCAGAAGCAGATATTATCGGACAAGTTCATGCAAATACAGGATTTACTTATACTTGTCCCAAAGGTAAATCCGAAATAGTTTTGTATAGATCCGAAGAATGGTTTAAGGTATTTGTTCACGAATCCTTTCATCTATTAGCACTAGATTTTTCAGGTCTCAATGTCATATCCAAATGTAAAAACTATTTACAAGAAATATTTCCAATAAAATCTGATTTTTTAATTTTTGAATCATACACTGAGACGTGGGCTATTATTTTAAACACTTGTTTAATAGCTTATCTTATTCTTCCGGAACGAACACTAGAAAACTTTTTAGACACTTTTGATACGATGATTCGGTTTGAAGTTATGTTTAAAACATTTCAAATGAAAAAAATATTGGATTTTATGGGATTGGAATACAAGGATCTTTATTCCAAAACAAGAAAATCTAAAATTGCAAGAGATAATTTATATCGTGAGAAAACAAACGTGTTTGCTTATTCTATTATAGGAACAATACTCCTTATTAATTATCAAGAGTTTATGGAATGGTGTAACACTAACAATTTATCGTTATTATCATTCAAGAAAACACATCCAAACGTATTTAGTTTTTGTGATTTTATTAAGAAAAAATACAAATCCAAATTTACATTAAACAGTATTTCTCAAGTATCTAACGAAAGATGTTACGGTAAATTAATGAAAAATGCTGAAAAATATAAATGGATTCAAAATACATTAAGAATGAGCATGTTTGAACTCAAATAGTAATACTAATATAATAGTCAACACCATTGTCAAATCTAATATATTTAATATTTTGTAAAATATATTAAAAATTGAAATATGTTGTATAGTATAGAAACAACGACATCAAACAGACTGTATGGGGATTAAACACCTGAATAAATATCTAAAGACGACTTGTAGTGAAGAATCAATTAGACATATCAACCTAAGTTACTTAGAAAACAAAATTATTGCTATCGATACAAGCATATATTTGTACCAATTTGATGTAGAAGATAAATTAATTGAAAATATGCAGTCGTTTATAACTATTTTAAAGGATCATAACATATGTCCCATATTTATATTCGATGGAAAACCTCCAAACGAAAAAAGAGAAACATTATACAAAAGAAAACAACAAAGATTGGATGCACAACAACAGTGTAACATAATATTTACAAAAATGCAAGAAGAGTGTAATGATGATGAAAAACAACAATTATTGATTGAATATAATAAACTAAAAAGAGAATCGATTACCATTACACGTGAGAAAATTAAATATGTAAAAGATTTATTTGAAAAGGAATGTGTCATATATTATAATGCACCTACAGAAGCCGATCAAATGTGTGCACAAATGGTTATTAACGGTGAATGTTGGGGTTGTATGAGCGATGATATGGATATGTTTATTTATGGTTGCAATTACATTATACGAGACATAGATCTTGTAAATAAAACAGCAACACTATATGATTTTAAAAGATTATTGATTGATCTTGGAATGACATATGATAATTTTAAACGAGTATGTATTATATCCGGAACAGATTACCATATGAGTGGAAAATCAGAACAATCTATGAACTTACATACTGCATTAAAACTTTATAATCGATTCATAAAAAACGTAAAATATTCAAATATGACATTTTACGATTGGTTGAAATGCTATATCAAGTATGATACAGATTACAAGGAATTAGATAGAATATACAAAATGTTTTCACTACTTGGAAATACACATACACACAATTCACCAATTATACAACAAACCATATGTTAATTCTTGTTCATCTAATCGTGATCCAATATACTCAAATATGTTCCAGATATGTAATATGCTTCTTTTACACCATATGATCTTAATTTTTCAGCAGCAGATCTTGCTCTTTGTCCAGTATTGCAATAAACAAGAAACGTTTTATCTTTATAATCCTTCGATAATTTTTCAAGTTTTGTTTTTGTTATTCTGCCAGTGGGAATATGTTCAGCACCAGGATAATGACCTAATTTCCATTCAGTTGTTGTTCTTACATCAATAACATAATCAATATCTCCTTTTTTTATCATTTTTCTTGCTTTTTTTGCATCGATTAAATCAGCTCCTGCAAAAGTATAATAACTTGCAAATGCAAAAACAGAATAAGCAGCAGATACAATCCCTGTAGCTAAATAAAAATCAGAATATGATCCTGCCATTATAAATAAAGTGAACATTAAATAATACGTGTAATACATTAAACACGTATTATTTATTCAATCCGGAATGCCTGAATCGAACAGGCGACCCTTCGCTAACATCTAGTTAAATTACTTTAAATTAATACCACTACAGGCGAATGCTCTACCAATTGAGCTAATTCCGGCGTATTTCTGTTTTATAGTTTTTATAATTTTGTGTAGTATTTTATACTTTTATTTTTGTTTTGTTGTTTACTTAGTTTAGTTTAGTTTAGTTTAGACCGGAGTAGTTTAGATTATTTATTTACAAATATGTATACAAAATGATAATTTAAGCCTAAGCAGCATCAGCAGCAGCAGCGGCAGCCTCGGTAGCCTTAACACTCTTAGCGAAGTGGGGGCTCATATACTTCTGAAGGTTGAAGTAAGTAAGAGTATCCTCAGCAGTCAAGTTAAGAAGGCTCTTCAACTTAGCATCAGGGTTGATCTTGCGACCATTGTCCTTATCCTGAAGCTTGTTCTGTCTGATGTAGTTGGTGATCTCCTTGGTCACATCAGTTCTAGCCATCTCAACACCCTGTTGCACACCCAAAAAGTTAGCAAGCTCGTCGCTGATACGAGTAGGCTTCACGAAACCGCTAGGAGCACGGTTTCCGTTCTTTCTCTTCTTCTTAGCAACCTTCTGGGATTGCTTGATCTCACGAAGCCACTTCTTCTCAAGGGCACGATACTCGCTCTTAAGAGAAGTAATCAATTGAGTCATATTCTGCAACTTGGCAAAGAAAACAGAGGACAACTCCATAAGGTTATCCTCAACAGCAACCTCCTCCTTAGGAGCCTCGGTAACAGAAGCAACAGGAACAGGAGCCTCCTCCTTCTCAACAGTCTTCTTCACGACCTTAGTCTTCTTAGCAGGGGTCTTAGTGGCAGGTGCGGTCTCAGTAGCAGTAGTGGTCTTCTTAGCTTTAACCATTATACTCTACCTTACAGCATTGTTTTTAAGTATGTTTACACTATAATATATATTAGATTGTATATTTTGTTAGGAAAACCCCTAACAAAATATTTTCTTTAACTTAATCTATTAAAAATATTGTTTATAACGCATTATTTAAGAATAAGAAACTGCCTCATACAACCATGGCATTGCATCTCTTGCATCTCTGTTTACAAGCGTAAATGCTTGTAATAAATACAATACTCCTAATGATCTATCATCATGTGTTATTCCCGTAGATATTAAACAATTAAAAATATCTAGCATTTTCCTTTGAATAATTTCTAAACTATTCTCTATTGTAAAGAATGCAATATGCATAGCTGTATATCGAAAAGGATCAGATGGACAAATATTTCTTCTAGATTCATTACTTAGAGCTGCACGATAACACCATATATCAGCAAGCTCAGAAAATAGTCTTAATAAGTTCGTTTTATCTAAAGACATAAACCAATTTGGATTTGTATAATGACCATACTCATCTATTTTCATAAACAATCGTGTTACTAAATCTTGAATAGACAATTCAGATTGAACAACTTCTTCAGTTTCAACTGCCACGTCAATAGGAGTTTTGTAAATGTATTTACATATCTTCGACAAACGTCTCATACTGTGAAATACACCGGATCTTATTCTATTACGATTATATGGGTTCAAAACCAAAACTTTAGAAACTCTACGTAATGGATCAGATGTTGAATTATTTTTGTCTTTACAAGCAGAGACAAACAAGTTATGAAGAGAAATACAATCAAACGCATAGATAAAACCGTCATCTGATTTATAACTTATAAACTGATTAGCAGGAATTTTATCAACATCATCACCAGTTAAAAAATCACTATCATTATTACATATCTTACGGTTTAAAAAAGCAGGACCACGTAAACGGTTTGTAAACCTACGTAAAAATCCACGAAATACTGATTGTATACGTGTACAAATCTTAGACATTTTCAAATACGAATAAATTCTAGACAATAATTCATTGTTTGTACCTGATACCTTCAAACGATACGTCTTGGCAATTAGTTTTAGTTCATCCTTTTTAAGTTTGTAAGAGAGAAGAATGGAGTAATCCTCGTAAGTAGGAATATGAAATTCAGATTCAGGACATTTTTTCTTTGGTACACATCCTTTGAAATCATCCATTGCCTTGTCCTGAATATATTTTTCAAATAGTTGTTTTAAATCGTTCATATTTCTAGTTTTCATTTGTTTTAATTCTGACATACAAGTTTTACTCGATTTCCCGTGTATTCCATGGTTTGGTAACTCAGTTTGTACAATTGTGTTATCTACAGAATTATCACTCATATATATAGTCTACATAAGTTCTTAACTTTAATATGTTTCTATCCTATTAATTAACCATAAAAATAATGAAATAAATTATGATGCTGTATGGTGCAAAAAATTGACGTGTTGGACATATTCCTTAAAAGAATTGATTTAAAGAGATCGACAAGTATATATGTATCATACATACAGTGACAAGATGGAGACAATCATTGACGCAACAAAGCCCCTCGATACTAACAGCATTGACTTTCAGCCTGTAAAGGTTCTAGGTAATGGAAGCAAGTCTGTAAATATTCGTTCAAAGAACACCAAGAACGCTTTTCGATTCGCAGCACCACTTATGCTAACGTGGGGTGCATCCGATTACGAAGGCAATAATAAGTTTGAACTAACCTTGCAATTTCCTAACGATCAAAATAAAAATAACGATACTAACACCTTCCTTGATAACCTAAAGAGCTTTGAGACTACTGTCAAGGAGCATATTCTCAAGAACGCAAAGGATATTCTTGGAAAGGCTGTTAAGAATATGGACGGTCTTGATATGTGTTTCGTTCCTATGTTGAAGTATCCTAAGAACAAGGAGACTGGTGACATTGACTACACTAGAGATCCTACACTAAGAGTTAAGTTTTACCAGATGAAGGGACAATACCAATGTAATGTCTACGACGAAGACTCTAATCCACTTTGGCTTCGTGACGATTCTCAGTCTTATGAGGAGACCAACACTCCTATGTCTTATTTCAAGAAGGGAATGATGGTTGCAACTGCCATTGAGTGTGGAGGTGTTTGGAGTGTAAGTGGTCGTTGTGGTATTTCCTGGAGATTGGTTCAGGCAATTGTTAAGTCCCCTCCTAACAGTGTATTCTCTTCTGGTCCACTTATTAGTTTGAGCGCCACAGATAAGAAGGCAGTAAAGGAAGCAACTGTTGATGAGGAACAGGAAGTTAAGGAGATCAACACTGCTGTTGAGGATGACGATGAGGAAGAGGAAGAGGAGGAGGAAGAGGAGGAAGAGGAGGAAGAGGAAGAGGAAGAAGAGGAGGAGGAAGCACCACCTCCAGTAGTAGAGGAGAAGAAGCCTAAGAAGAAGGTTGTTCGTGCTAAGAAGGCATAAGTTAGATCTTTCATTTCATTCCATTGTAATCTAATTAATTAACAAATAAATCATTTTTATTGCATTATACCAATAAATATGATTTTTCTATCGAGTGTAAGTTAGAGATTATCATACAAATCTCAACCATACAGAAATAGTTCCTCTCCCTTTTTCTTCATAGATAGACTGTTCATTTATTTTTAAAACACCCTTTTCTCGAAAATAAAATACCTGGGTTTTTTGAAGTGTTATCCTTTCTAATTCTATTTCCACATTTTTGTCATCGCATATAGGCACAGATAATGTATTTTTTTCACAATCAAATAAGTTCATATTCAACGGAACATCGTGAACAATAGATAAATTATTGTTATCATCCAAAGCACAATTATCAGGTAATTTTGGATAACACCATACAAGTATTTCTTTACCATCTGGATTTTTGTTTTCAAAATACATTTCTTTGTGCCATAGTGGAACCAGATAAATTTCACCATCTACATTTAACTTGTAGACTTTGTCTTTTATTAAATCTTCCAACGAAGGTTCAATTGTGTATATCTGTAGTTCCTCAAACTTTGTGTGAATAATAGATTTGACCTTTTCAAGTAACTCCTCTTTTACATACAATATCTCTTTGTATGCGCACAAAAACTGATAGATATTAATAGATGTATCACGATCAATGTTTTCAAAGAACGAAACAGACAAATCTTGATAATTGAATACAAGCTCTTTGATTTTCTCAAAGAGTTTTTCATTGCTTGCATTTTCACCAGTAGAATTAAATGCACTCTTGACAAACTGTTTTAAAATATCAAAATAACCCATTTGTGTTTCTTGTTGATATTCTTCAGATTCATTTGTTGAATCAACAACTCGCATTAATGTTTGATATGCTTCACCCAACTCTTGAAAATCTTCCTTTGATTCTGGTGTATTTCCGTTTTTATCTGGATGTTTTTTCAAAGCTAATCTTCGATATGCTTTTTTCACATTATCAACATTTAGATCTTGTGCAGATAGATCATTTAATTCTAATATTTCCATACATTTTACTATGTTCATTTATAGTGTTATTTTGACTATTCCTATAGCATATAAATCTGTATCGTTTTATATTCTATTTCTCTCTATTGTTCTGTTCTTGTTCTTGTTCTTGTAACATTGAATCTATAATCATTACCGTGTTCAACAAGATAGTGTAACCACTTAAAGATATTATGAATACACAGATTAGTATTATGAACCAAGGTGAGATGGAAAATATAGAAATAGAAAACTTCCCACAAGAAAGTGCTGATGAAACCTTGGAGGAAACACCAGAAAGATACGTTTTTTATTGTTATCATGCAGCAGATATAGAAAAACCATCTGATACCTGGTTTTGTCCTGCTTGTAATGGAATGGAAGAATGTCAAGAAACAAATGATATTCACGATAATTATGATATTGATGATTTAGATTGTTCCGTATATCATCGTCAAAAATTCATTGCCTATTTATATCCATCTACACGTAAAAAATATGAAGATGAAGATGGTATGTATGCACTAGCTAATTTATGTTTATGGAACGAACAAAATGAAGATTTTGATGAGTTGACAGATGACGAGTACGTGGAAGATGCGTCAGATGATATGTATGTGTGTTATGATGACAACGACAAAGAACATGATATTAATAGTTATTTCAGAGAGAACAACATTCACTGTTGTGTAGCTAGTTCAGGATGTACCCAATTTGCAGAGTGGCATGTCAAAGGAAAACATCCGACAAATTAATTTAATATATGTATGCATCTATCAAATTAATTATTTACTTACTTATGACGACGATTTGTTTTCTTACTTTTATTTTTGCGACTTGGAGTTCCTCTACCTTTTTTTGTTCCTTTTTTCTTTTTTAGATGTTTGCGTCTTGTATTCTTATTGCATCCATATTTACAATACTGTTTTTGAGAAAATCCACGTGGTCGTTTGCAATTAATAGATCGTTTATATCTTGCACTCCATTTTCTTTTCTTATTACCACCTCCTTTAGGTGAAGATTCATCACCAGCTGAATCATAGCCGTATGAAAGCGATATGAACGGTGGAGAGGGTCCAGTATTTCTACTAATATGACTAGGGCCACGGCGTGCAATATACTCGTCAAATGTTCGTCGATCTTGTTCCTGGCTTATAGGAGAAAATATTCTTTCTTTTTTCATGTTTGAAATTACGTTGTCTCTAATTCTGTCTTTTTCAATATCGATTAATCCAAAGAATATTTCATCGATTTTATATTGGTCAGTGTTATCCTTACTAATTGTATAATTATATAACCTGTTAAGAGATCTGTCGTTATATTTTCCAGTGGAGTCTTGCAAAAAATAGACATTCAAAAAATTTTCTGTAAAATCTTTTAGATCTGTAAAATCAGGAATGTATACTTCAGTTTCAGACTCAGAATCTGTATGAGTTTCAGGTAATCTCAAAGCTTGATATCTAGATCTCGAATGTTCATTGTTACTGTCCCCCAATTTTATATTGAACAATACTGGAACATTTTCATTATCCCTAAAAACGCGACCATCTTCATGATGTATAAATACCTGCAATGGAGCAAGTTGATCCATAAACTCAACTTCTTCTGACTTCATTTTTCGTATGTTATTTTATATTATGCATATAAAATAACTATTTTATCAATCAATCAAACAAACTAACTAACTATCCACCTTTTCTGTTTCGATTTCACAATCAGAGGATACTTCTTCATACTTTTCACATATTTTCATCATTAGAGTATATACATATCTTTCTACGTGATAAATTGGACGATAATTATTGTTGTACAACTTGAAGAATTTCTGTGTTTCAACAAGCACAACTCCCATTGTTTCTAAATCAACAGTATCATTTTCAACGAGAAAATGTATAATTTTCCAAACACATTCGTGTATATCTACTTCATAAATAAATAATTCATATATTGAATCACGTATAGATGGGAAATCAACTTCTTCTTTCTTTTTTTTAATAATCGTGCAAATATTGTCTATAATCTTATCTTGAACACTTTTTTTATTTAATCCTGAAGTATATAAACTTTTCAAATTTTTTACATTTTCATCGTATGTTACTGCCTGTTTAATATACTTTTTAACTTGTTTTTTTACTTTGGATGAAAGTGGTAACCCTATTCCAATAATTTCACTACAATTAATAATATTTTCAGGCAAAAAAGAAACACTTTCCGTTATAAAAATAAATTTCAACGTAACATTATTAATAAATGAATTATTTTGAATATAACTATAAAAAATGTCAAGAAGATCATTGTTTATACATTGCATATTTTTACAGATAATTATACCACATTTAAAAGAACGATTATTAATTATATCAATAATGTGATTATATAACTCGTGCCACAATATTTTTGCATTACAACCTAAGAGAGACATATCTATCTCAAAATGGACATCACTAATTTTAATAATGTATTCGCTTTTTGTAACAACAACCGAAATCTTTTTTTCATATTTTAGTTTACTTGGACTATACTTATTTACAATAAGGAGAGATTGTGTGTATTTACCTGATCCAGATGGACCACACAAAATAATATTTTTCATTCCTTTTATCTCGTTAGAAAAACTATCGTATGTCTTTAAAAGATGTTGATGAAAATTATTATCTGTTGTCGCATTCACATATTCATCAAAGTGAGTCTCGTGATGTTTCATTATAGTAGTAATAGTAAATTCTTTATTTAGTTTAATTTATTTCATTTCAATATAGATATAATTACCTGATTAACTGTATAGAATAAATATATTATGATTATAGCTACATGCTCTAGTAAATTCTCAATAGACAATGTTTACTACTGCAAACCAATAAAAAATAAAGTGATGAATGGAGGAATGTTTATTAGAATTATCTATTCGTCCTGTTTTACTAGCATAAATGGAATACATTTAGTATTTAAAATGACTGGAAAGATACAAGAAGTGTTTAATAACAAATTTAAAAATACTTATAATGTCAATGATAACAAAGACATCATAAATACAATATTAAATATTGAAGAAAATCTACTTTCAAATGCAAATATAACTGAGAAAACTGCTCAATATAAATTAAAAGATCAAATAACAAGTGGATTCTTCAAGTTTTTTCAAAATGGAAATGTAAAATCAGAATCTACAAAGACAAAACAATCTTTGGTAACTACACGTTTTATTTTAAAAATATCTGGAATATGGACTACGGATGTTAATTACGGCGTCACATATAAGTTTATTAAAGTGGAATAGGTGGAGTAGGATTTAGAATATGAACCTGATTTTGGTCTAAATTAAACTTTACCTTTTTAGATGCTCCGTCGTTAATAATATTACAAAACCCATCTGTTCTAAAGTATGCAAGAACAATATACATACTTATAGTCACAACAAACCCAAATATTTCTAAAAGATATAATCCTGCACCCGTTACTTGATCAATAATACCAGTTCTTTTATACTTATCATCACCAATTTGTCTGTAAAAGAAATAAGTAATAAATAAACTATTCATAATACTCAAATTTAACATATTATAATAAGAATCTGCTACAGTATTTCTAGAAATAGAGCTAAAATATCCACTTATCAAAATCATATTTGTAGCAATCAAAGCTATAAATACTAAAAAGGGACCAATAGCTGTAATACCAGCAAGTAATGTTTTTGCAGTCTTTTTCTTGGATTGAACCATTTTGGTTAATACAGCAGATACAAATAGAACTGCTCCTACCAAAATGAAACCATGTCCAGTTATTATACCAACAGTTGGATTTCTTCCTCTTCCACCAATACATAGTAACAAAATAATAAACCCTGCTACTAAAACAGCATTTGTCACATATTCAAATAATTTATTTATGACATTAGAAAGATTTGACTTTTCTTCTGGTGTATACATCAATTCGCCATAATCGCTCGAACTATTATCCATATTATCTATATAGTGTACGAATACAAATAATATTTCTTATTATGTTTAATTACGACATTTTATGATTTTTATATCTATTTTTATTATATATAATGAGTAATTTTCCCATATACACTACCCATCCAGTAATTGTTCCACCTGATAGTCCAGGAGATGAAAAACATTATGTTTCTATTTCATCTTCAGATAGAAATTTAACAAAAAATAAAGAATCTAATGATTTCTTTGTTGAACTCCCACAAGAATATATCGATGTAGAAAGTGTTCGTTTAGCAGGATCTTATTTTCCTATTGTGGATAACCAATTTGCATATAATCAAAACAACGTTGATTTATGTTTTAAATTTAAAGCGGCTTACACACCGTTTGATGAATCAGGATGTACAATGGAACATATTGCAATTTTTGCAGTTTTGGCTGATCATATCCAAAAAAACTCATATTTCCGTATACGTATTTCTGATGGTAGATACAGTATCAATGATATTAAAAACGAAATTGTAAATAGAATGAACAAAGTAGTAACTGATGAAATCGGATTGCAAATGTATGGAACCTCTAGATTAAGAAATTGGGGAGACTTTCAGTTTTCAATTGCTTATTTTCCAAATGCTACTGTGCAAACAGATCTAACACCTATAAAAACAATTGATGGTTGGAATTTGTTTTATAATAAAAAATATGCTAGTATGAATGATGCCATTACAGCATTCAATCAAAAACATGCAACAAATATCCCAATATTAAATGATCAAAACTTAAATTCAGGAACATCAGTAAATATTCCATTTACATTAAATCAGTTAAATGAGTATACAAGAGGATGCACACCAATTGATCCTCCTATTTTACTATCCTGGGCAAATAAAGTTACAGATTATGTAGTAGGCACATATATTGACGCTACAAATGCTAATAGTGTAAAAATAATCAGTAATTTTGATAAATTAGGCTTTGGTCGAGGTGAAAATGGAACAGATATAGCTCCTGAAGAAGCATTAAAGATTGATTTTTTAAGTGGTGGCGGATACGACAAGTTTCGTATAGCAGTCAATGAAGTCGCTACAAAGTTTGTATTTGCAAATATTGCAGATAATTTTGAAATTATTAATGATAGAATCAATTATTATTCTCAAGTAGTACAAAATGTAATTAGCACTTTGATAAAAGAAGTAGCTACCTATGCGGTGGGGAGAGATACCGAACAGTTTATGCCTAGAGATGATTATTGCGAATATACATCTATTACACAATATCCAGATGATATCAAATGGGGATTACCTATTTATCTTGGTTTTGATGGAACAGAAGTTGTAAAAGAGTATTCATATGAATCTTCTCAATTTAGAGGTATTGCAGGATACGAATTACCTACATTTTATTATCAACGTGATCTTCAAGGATATTCAGTATCAGACACAAATGTTAATCCCATTCAGAGAGCTCCAGCTCCTTATCATAGAGCTCACATATTTACATATACGCCAGCAAATGCAATTGATCTTAAAGGTGAACCATACTTTTTTATGGATTTAGATACATTGAACTGTATTGATGAAATCCGTCCTTACAAGGACAATGAATATGCACAAACAAATACAGATACAGCAGGCTCTATTAATGCATCATTTGCAAAGCTTCCTCTATCTGTTCGTGATGAAGTTGCATACGGTCGAGGTGTTCCTAATAAAAAAATCTTTTCGCCACCTCTCTCTAGACTTCAAAAAATTAGAATTCGATTACGATTTCATACTGGACGTCCTGTAGATTTTGGTGTCCAACCATTCTCCATTACACTTGAACTAACTTGCAAAGATAGAAAGTTGAAACTCAAATAATAATATTTTTAGGTATATTATGAATACTTGCGAAGATTCAACTACAGACAAACCTATTGTACATAACTGTTTACAATATAGCTTTATATATACCATATGTTGTTGTCTTGGTTGTGAATATATAGCCAGATCATACTGCTGTTGCCTTCCTAACCCATAACAAAAATTGTTTGTTTACGTATAAACCACATATACATAAACAAAAACCAGTAAAATAGATGAATAAAATTTTAATCCTTTATTTTTTCAAGAATCATCTCAGTTAATTCCGTATCTGTATGTGTCGCCAGATTTTCTTTGGTAACACCTTTTGGAAGTTTTAAAAACTTGGGTTTCTTCATTGTTGATGTCTTGAAAAATACATAAAGAGCACCTGTTTTTCCTGTTCTTACACTTATCTCATCAGTTAAGGATCGAACTATACTTGAATATTCACCGTTCTTATGTTTTTCCAAAATTGGAAATATTTCATCTTGTTTTAAATTTTCAGGAGGTCGATTACCAAATCCTTTCAAAGATATGTTTTTATCTCCCCACGCAACATATAGTCCAAACTTACCCTTTTTTACAACGGCTTTCACACCGTCAAATACCCAACTATCATCTTCTGGATCTTCTATTTTCACAATCTCTTCTAGTGAAAGTTCACCATTATATAATTTTTCTAAATCTATATCCGGTCTAACCTCTTTGAAACTTGTTCCTTTCTTTTTATCTGGATTCGTTTTATCTACACATTTCACAACAGGGCCATATTTACCCATAATATACGTATGCATATCGTCTATAGGTATCTCCATTTTCTTTGTCTTTTCTTGAGGTATACCAGAAATTGTTCTTTCTATCGTTTCCAATACCATGTCACAAGGATCAGTCCATATTTTTTCTCCTGATGCAACTATTTCCAAACTATCTTCCATATGACTCGTATATTCATAATCAAACAATTCAGAAAAATGTTCAATTAAATATTCTACCACCGTTGCTCCTAATGGTTGCAGCACCAATTTATTTTTTTCTGCACCCACTTGACATTCTTTGGTGGTATGAATTATTTTTCCCGTTCCATTCTCCATTTTATATTGATCACAAGTATGTGTTTTTCCATCTACATTCATTTTCTTCACATATTCACGTTCTTGTATTTTATCCACCAAAGATGAAAAAGTTGATGGTCTTCCTATTCCTTTTTCTTCCAATAATTGAACTAATTTTGCCTCCGTATAATGCGATCCAGAACGAGATATAGATCCTTCGGCATTTATGATTGAATAATCGGTTTTTGTATTTTGTTCCAATGTTTTCAAATAAGAATAACAAGGCGAACTCAAATCTTTCTTTTTTGCATTTTTCACTATTTCCCAACCCATAAACACGTTCTCAAAAGATGTATGGGAATATTTCCATTTTTCAGATTTTGGTTCTTCTTCCAGAACGGGACAACTTATATTGGACGTATATTTTACATACTCTGATTCAGACATACAACTTCCTAACGTAGTTTCCCATATTAATCTGTAAACTTTTGATTCTCTACCCGTGAGTTTGGCACTTTCGGGTAATCTTGATGTTCTAATATTTGTAGGTCGAATACTTTCGTGTGGTGTTGATGTAGATGTTGATGACTTACCAGTAAGAGAAAATAAACGTGGTGATACATACTTGTTATCATTATATGTAGATTCAATATATTTTTTCACCGTTCCCAAAAATTGTGCACTATATTGCATACTATCTGTTCTCATATACGTGATAAACCCTCCCTCATACAATTTTTGACAACATTGCATTGTTACTTTTGGTGAAATACCAAGTTCGTTACTACACAATTGTTGAACACGTGATGTTGTTAGTGGTAAAGGTGGTTTCTTTTTTGATGAAAATGGTTCTCCACGAGAAAACATATGTTCGTGTTTTGAGGAACGATGTAAGAACGGAATTACTTGTTCTTTCTCTAATTCCGCATTTAATTCAAACTCAATATTTTTACGTGTAAACAAACCCTTTACTTTCATTTTTTGTTTTGTTTCTTTACTTTCATTTTCTCTCAACAGTTTGTCATTGTCATATACTAGTCTAAGTGCTGGGGTTTGACATCTTCCTGCGCTTAATGCACCATCTTTTGAATAACAAAGACGTTTCCATAACACTGGTGATACCTTGAACCCAACGAGTAAATCTATAACTTGTCGACATTGTTGTGCCATAACTACGTTCATATTCACATAAGTGGGTGTTCTTACAGCTTCTAACACAGCAGGTTTTGTAATTTCATGAAATATAATACGCGGTGTTTTTTCCACATCTAAATTCAATAATTCACATAAATGCCAAGCAATAGCTTCTCCTTCCCGATCATCGTCAGTTGCAAGAATCACTTGTTCACTTTCTTTCTTGGCTTTTTTTAATGCTGAAATAGTTCGTTTTTTATAAGTGTCTGTCATTTCCGTAAATGTAATACGGTATTTGTTGGGTATATCAATACTACTGAGCCCCTTGATTTCTCTGAAATGACCCATTGAAGCCATACATTTATATCCATCTCCCAAAAATCCCTCAATTTTCTTGCATTTTGCAGGTGATTCTACAATTACCAATTTCATTGTAATTTCTTTACCTAACTAGTATATTGTATACTATATACAACATAAATGTATTAAACTTATTTGAAGTAACAAATATTTTATTTTATACCGTTATATTAGACACATTGATATAAACAAACAAAATGAATACTGAACTACAACAACAAGAAAATATGCATCTCGAAATGTTAATATATATCAATAATGTAGACACCACAGGAATGACCATAATTCAAGAAATAGAAGCAAAAATAAATATATTGCTCAACGACGAACATGTTACACCAGAACAGAGAGAACTGGTACAATATGAAGATTTAGCATTTTTTATAGATTATAATAGTTCTAATTTAACTATCGAACACCTTCAGAATGCAAATACATCTGAACCCCTTTCTACAAGACTTAAATCTATTTATAAAGTTGTAGTAGAATGTTATTTGCGTATTTTAGATGATCCACATATATCTCTTTCTCTCAGTCGTCAGTACACATCAAATACAACAAGTAATACTGCAACACGTGATAACATACTTCCTATAGGATCTACTAAATCAGCTCTTCAACGAATTATTCAAGAAATGATTCATACCGCATATCAATTAGACGATATTGAATTTTTATATCAAATAAAGACAACATTTCCATTAGCATATTACGAAATACCCTCGATTAATGATGCAGTAAAAAGTGCAATGTATCACAACAAAACAAATATAATAAATCTATTAGCGTCACCTGAACAACGTGTACAATCAATGGAATATCTAAATGTGTATTTATCTGAAGCATTGAGTGCTAAAATTCGACAAGTAGTTGAAGGTTCTAATCACAATGAAGATAATCCATACTTGTCGGGTACACCTACAGTGATTGATTCCGATAATGAAGAGTTTCCAGTCTTTGATGGAGAAATAATAGATGGTGATGAAGTTGCTAATGTTTTTGATGATGATATAGATGTTAATCCTGATGATATGAATAATAATAGTGTTGGTGGTTCAATCAAAAAATCCAAGAAATCAAAAAAAAACAAAAGAACCAAAAATAAGAAGACAAAAAAAAACAAAAGGATAAGAAAGGGAGGTGTTCCTCCTCCTAGTCAACGGACATGGCAACGAAATGAAGATGATGCTAAAAACCATCCAGTTCTCGTGCAGATAAATAACACTATTGCGGATGATACACATACAAACATCACACTCAGCTTTTTAAGAGCTTACGTAAATTATGATATTCTGTTGAATGTTTATCTGAGCACACCTACACCAGAAGAAGGATACAATTATGCAGCAAATTATTTTAGTGAGCTTGAAAGTCGTGTTCAAAACTATTTGAGAACTATTGATAATGACAAGGTTCTTGAATTTTATGAAACATTCTATCATGCTATTGATCTAGATAATCCTAATAGTGCTGCTAATAGACAGATGAGAAGACTTAATGAAGATCGTTTTCTTGTTGATGAAGGGAGAACTAATAGAGGATTAGCATACTATGAAGAGATACGTCGTCTACGACAGGTAATAACTGAAATTAATAGGATTGTAAGTGCTGTTGGTGGAAGACGCCGTAAAAAGAGTAAAACTAGAAGACGTGTAAAGAAGAGAAAGAATAAAAAAACTAGAAAATACAGATGATCAATTGTTGTGAAGATGAAAACACGTTTTCATAACAATATCAAAATTAAAAGGGTCTATAATAATTATCAACCGGGGGTTCTGGGGCAAATGGATTTGGATACAATGAAGTTGTAATATTTTTGTATATTATTCTCAATGTTTCCATAGGACTTTTTCCAGTTAACACAACTATCATACCAAATAAACCTAGTATGGTCA